CTGCCCGCAATGCGGCGCATTCCATGACCGCGATATCAATGCGGCTCAGAACATCCTGGAAGAAGGGCTTCGCAAGCGGGCGTCCGCAGCCTGATATACTTTCTGCTCATGGTAGGGCGGGACACGCCCGAACCAATACGCCTGGGGAGACCATGTAAGACCTCGCTCGTGCAGGCTGTGGTCGTTGAACCAGGAATCCCCCGGCTTTAGCCGTGGGGAGTGTCAAGAACGCTTTGCCGGAAATCGCCAAGAATGTCGCTGAACCTCTCAGCAAGGTGGATAAAATCACGATGTACGGCGAAGGCAACAGCGCGAAGTTGCTGGGCGACATCATCAACGGCACTACGCAGGTCACAGAGGGCCTTTCTTCCGGAATGGGGTTGGATATTAAGTCTCTTATTGCCGGAGCCATCGGCGGCAAGCTCACGGCCCAGCAGACCTCTCCTGTCATCGTCATGGACAAGCCGGACAATACGGCAGCTCCCACACAGCCGCAGGAACCGCCTGCCAAGAATGACGCGGACGGCAAGGCTGAATAATACATAGCTGACTGCGGCAGACCCTTCCAAACAGAACACATCACTCCCTCGACAACGGGGGAGTGATTTTTTACACATTTTGGATATTGCGCTTGACAAGTCAGAATGCCGGTGCTATATTGAAAAATACTTAGATTGCGCACTGCAAATTATTAAGGGTGGTTGAAATAAGTATGATTGAACACGAGCAGAACCGCATCCGAAAGCAGCGTCAGGATTTTAAGCTGTCCCAGCGTGAATTTGCCCTTACCACCGGAATTCCTCTGGGAACAGTCCGAAACTGGGAGCAGGAGAAATGCAGCCCGCCGGAGTATCTCTATGGGATGCTGTACGAATTACTGAGGAGGAACTCTATGTTGAATGTAAAAACGCTGAAGGTCGTAGCTTTGCTTAACGAACTTGCGGAGAAGGAAAAGAACGGTATTAGGGAATTCAAAAACGCCGACGAAGACAACAGAGAGACTTTCCTTTTCTACGATGCCGCGTGCTGTACGCGGCGGAAGGATGGAGCGTTGCTCTACAAGGTGCCGCGCGATATGTGCATCATCGACGAGGAAGCGAATAAGCATCACGATATCATCTCCTACTATGGAGACGACGACTACGATGTGGTGGTCGTAGATAATGGCGAAGGAGAGCTTTTTTTGGAGGTGCATTTCGCCGCCGAGGAAGAGTTCGTTGAATTCAGCAATGGGGAGTGGTACTTCGCGTGAATCACGCGAAGGCCGTTTTCATACGCATTAAATTGACTTTTAAGCTAACGTGTGGTATAATATAAGCATAAAGTAAACGGAGGATGTGATTTTCCAGTGATGTGGAGCGATGTAATCCCACAGGATGTACAGGCGCTTGGAGCTGAGCTTGCCAAGCGGGCTGCCTGTGAGCGCGAAGCGGGTCGCACAATATACCCGCCGCAGGAGCAGATATTCCGTGCGTTGGAGCTTACCACGCCGGAGAAGTTGAAGGTATGCCTTGTCGGGCAAGACCCATATCACGAGGCGGGGCAGGCGAACGGGCTGTGCTTTTCAGTAAACCGTGGTGTGCTTTTTCCACCGTCGCTCAAAAACGTCTTCAAGGAACTGGTCAGTGACATTGGTTGTCCGTATCCGAAAAGTGGAGACCTGACTCACTGGGCGGAACAAGGCGTACTCATGCTCAATACCGTACTTACAGTACAGGATGGGACCGCAAACAGCCATAGAAACTGGGGGTGGCAGAATTTCACGCAGGCGGTATTCGCGGCGTGTGCGAAGCTGCCGCAGCCGATTGTGTTCATCACATGGGGCGGACAGGCAAGAGCCTTTCTTGCCGGAATTCCAATTTCACAACTGCCTGATAAGGGTGTGGTATTTTCAAGTCATCCAAGTCCCCTTGGGGCGCGAAAAGGAAACGATGTAGTAAAAGCATTCATCGGCAGCAGACCTTTTTCTCAAACTAACAGATTGTTGGAACAGATGGGAAGCACACCAATTCACTGGGAACTTCCATAGCCGGACAGGAGGATATCATTTTGAACTTTCCGATTATCATGTCCCTTTGGCTTATGCGGCAGGGGCTTGATGACGATACAGATACGGACATGACAAACGCCAGCGCACTCGAATCAGCTGCATTTGCGCTTTGCTGTATTGTCGCGGCCGCGATTTTGTGTGTTGCATCGGCCTGCGCGTGGGATTTACTTTCAGACTTTTACTTTTTTCTGAATGATTCTATGGCACTTCTTGCGGCGTATATTATCTTTCTCTTTGTTTCCGTTATTGGAAGCATTGGCTTCGGCGTTTGCGCGGTTTGTGAACTCGTGCATCTCTACCGAGTGCAAACCCCTGAGAGGAAGGTAATTGTGCAGAGGGCTTTATTTCTGCTTTCGGCTACAGCTGCACTCGTTTGCATTACAGCTTCTAACAGCAAAGAATCAAACAAAACGGAACCAGACACTCTCACGTTTCAGGCAGGAGCGCCAATTATTATTTCGAGTGAGGGAGTCTATTCCGTCATTGAGTGCTCAGACGGAGAAATTGTCATAAGCAAAGTGGCTGATTAACTTTCCTTGAAGAGGAGGACGATACTATGCAGGACAAACTCTGGCTCTCTACCATTAGTGTCGGGCGCGAACTCGTGCTCATGCCGTATGGCAATTTTGCAAGGACCGCTGGCGGCAGAACGCCAATCACAAGAACCGTTACAAAAGTCGGCAAGAAGTATTTCTACATCGGCAACGACGCCTTCAGCCGCAAGACTGGTGAATACATCGACCGGAATGAATGCAATGGCGGCTATGTGCTCTATCCGGATATGGCAGCCTATGAGGAAGCGGTTCGCACCGCAGACGAGCGCTCTGCCATCAAGAAAATCGTTGATGCTGATTTTTACGGATACGACCCATTCAGTTGCTGGCGAACATACACTGTCTCGGATGCGGCTGTCCATGAGATATACCGCATTCTGGTTGAGTGCGGTGCTATCAAAACCAGTACGGAGGAGGGAAAGCCTGATGGCAAAAGCGCAGAATAGTCTTCCTCCGGAGGAGACACGATACCCTGGTGTGTCCATCACCGCACGGGACGGAGCACACTATGCCATCACACAGAGGCGTGACGATGGCCATACACCAACCTTCACGCTCTGGAGCGTTAGCGAGGACGGCGGCTACGCCAAACTCAAAAGCAGCACAGACTACGACGCCTTGGGTAGTCTGATTTTCTGAAGCACAGGGAGGGAACGACCATGCAGGAACCTATTTACAACAACGGCACCGTAAAGGTGGCGAAGGAGGGCGTGAGCGCCTATTTGGCGTGGTATCATACCCTCTCCATGGCTGACGCAAAAGAGATTTCCGACGTCTGTTCAAGACTGACGAAAGAGGCGGCAAAGAACGCGGGCGTTGACCTCTACGATATTGGCCGCAACACCTTCAGCTTTTTCGGCCATCAGACGGAAGAAAATTGGGAAAAGCAGAGAGCATCGGTTTCCGAAAAGATGCTTCAGTTCTTCCGCTTCGCAGAAGACTTTGAACAGCCTATCCGAGTAGCTCTCTGGTCGAAGGAAGCAGCGTTTTTATACATCGGCAATCCGCAGAAGGGCATCATTGTCATGGAGCCTGAGAAGTACATGACCTATACGCCGGACAGGGACTACTCCGACCTGACGCCTGCACAGGCAATGGCGGAGCTTGGCTCGGCGGCCGTCTGCGATATGAGCATCATTCCGGCTGGAGCAGGAACCGCAATGTCTCAGAAAACAGTCAAGGAACAGCTAAGTGCTCACCAGACCGAAATTGAGAAGCTGAAAAGCGAGATGAAAGATGTCGAAGGCGCAAAGACCGGCGAACTTGCGGAACTGACAGCGCAAATTGAGGCCCTCAAGCAGGAACTTTGGCAGAAGAAAGATAAGCTCATGGCGGAACTGAACCGCAAAATGGAGGAGATGGAAGAGAAGAAGGAACAGCTGGAGGGCCAAATCTACCTTCTGGACTCCCAAATCTATGCCATCCGCTGTTATGCCGGAGAAGTCGTGAATTTCACCCGCATCCGCTCAGGGAAAAACGCGCCGGATACAGAGCCTATCGTCGTACATCAGAAGCTCCGTTTCCTGGACGAAGACCTTGGCCGTCTTGCGTCCCTGTATGAAATCCAGTGGAATGAGCTGGATATGTTTGAGAGCTTCCTCAAGCACTCTCCATACGCGCTGGACACCTTCGCACCGAACGAACGCTGCATCATGCTCGTGCGCCTCAGCCGCACCGGAAAATCCATCGGACGCGCGATGGACAATGAGGGCAGACCGTACCACAATATGCTCGACCGCTACGACTACTACCACGGCAAGACCGTTGGCATTATCATCCGAAACGGTGAAAATCTCTACCTTGGCTGGACGGATGAAAACCGCGTCCATATCAGTGACGACCTGATTCTCACCAGAGCGCAGGTCGTTACAGAGACCGTGCCGGAGGAGCCGAAGGAATTCATCTTTGAGTCAGAGCGTAAACGGTATGTGAAAGAGCAGAGAGAACAGCGCAAGCGAATTCTGGACGGCCTTGTATCCCGCACCTTCGTCTACAACATCCTGCAAGGCGTCGTGGACCACTCCGCGCTGCTCCCGCTGCCGAAGGGCGTTACGCTTGCCAAACAGTCGGAGTATGTCATCTTCTCCGTTGCGGATAAGTGGATTTCAGACAATAAGTACGGCTCCTTTACGGATATCATCGCACGCTGCAATCAGAAGGTTCAGCAGGGCGACGTACTGCTCACGACCCAGCATCTTGTCCCTGAAACGGACAGACCCACTATCTATCCGCGAGCATGGGAGAATGTGCGTGGACGCGGCGAGCGTAATCGCACACATGACTGTGCTGTGGATGATTGTGCGCTATATAAAGCGAATCTGGTCGAATATGACCCGCCGGTTGAGATGGTGGAATTTGAACGCCCAAATGCGATGTTCAAAGGTACGGCAAAAGCGAAATACTTCAAGCCGCAAGAGGGCGAAATCATTCTCCGGCACTATCAGACAGAACCGGAGCGTCATGTGTTCGTGTCTGCTGAAAAGAGCGGCGACTGGAATTGGAACCGTACAAGCGCCACAAAGGCCCGTGCGAACTTCGAGCTATACGATGGCGAGTATATCAACCTGACTTACCTCAATTCGGTCTGGCTGGAATATGTGGTCACAAACAAATCTCTCGGTAACTGGCGCATCGGCGGCATTGCCGTGGACTATGCCTACGCCATCCGCTATCTCAAGACGGCATTGGATTTCATCCGAAAGAGGGAAGCGGAGGAAAAAACTCTTCTGGACGCTGTGGACACCAGCATCTGCCGGGACACGGAATGGCCGGTAAAGCTGTCTGAGTGGAAGCTGCGCGCCGGTGTCCGAACTATTACAGAATACCAGGCCAAACGCTTCGCGGCGGCGCTTGGAAAGGAGGCACAGACGCATGGTTAATTCTCCTTGTCTCGACTGCCCCGACCGTGCTCCCGGATGCCACAAGCCGGAGGTGTGTTCTGCATGGGCGGAGTTTCAGAAGGCGCTGACGGCGGAAAAGGACATGATTGACGAGGCTCAAAAACCGCTTAAAGCATTCGACGAATACCAAATTGCACGACGCAAGCGGCATCATCATTCGCAGTGGTAGCTATAGAAATCAGCCAGAAAGCCGAGCGCTCCTGGTATTGGAGCGCTTAGCTTTTCTCAAACGAATTGACAATCAAGCTAATGTGTGGTATAATGTAAATATAAAAGTTCGGGGGGGGTGCGCTGCATTGGATTACCACACTTTTTGCCAAAAATTCAATATTTGCGGACTCAACGAACAGCAGGAAGCCGCTGTCCGGCGCGTGAATGGAGCAACGCTGCTCCTTGCTGTGCCGGGAAGCGGAAAAACTACGGTCATCGTAGCGAGAACCGGCTATCTCATGTATGTCGCAGGCGTAAAGCCGGAGAATATCCTGACCATCACTTATACCCGCGCTGCGGCAAAGGAAATGAAGGAGCGTTTCATAAAGAAGTTTGCCCCGGAACGGATACCGGCATTCTCCACTATCAACAGCTTCTGCCTGTCCGTCATCAATACCTGTGCGAAAGAGAAGTACATTCATGTACCAAAGCTGGTGCCGAACAACGAGAGCATCGTCCGTGCTATTGCGGCTAAGATGCTTCCGGAGTATCCCAGTGATTCACAGGTGCGGTCTCTCGCGCAGAAGGTGTGCAAAGTAAAAAACAAGCTCATGACCTTTCAGGAAATTGAGGCCATCGAAGAAAACAGCCTTGATTTTTCTGCTTTTTACCAGGCGTACAAGCTCTACATGAGCGAGCATGATTTGATGGATTTTGATGACCAGCTTCTCATGGCAAATGATTTGCTGGATGAATACCCGGACATCTTACAGCGGGCGCATGAGAAGTTCCGCTATGTGAGTGTGGACGAGGCGCAGGATACCTCGTATGTCCAGCATCTTATCGTACAGAAGCTGGTTGGGCGGAATGGCAATATCTTCATGGTCGGAGACGAAGACCAGAGCATCTACGGCTTCCGAGGCGCGTATCCTGCCGCACTGCTGGACTTCCAGAGCAACTATAACGAACCCTGTATCCTGCGTATGGAGACCAATTACCGCAGCGACAGGAACATCGTCTCAGCGGCCAATCAGTTCATCAAACTGAATACGAGACGACTCGACAAGAATATGCGTGCCCAGTCCCAAAAGGACGGAGCCATCGTCGTGACCTGCATCGACCGCATGGAACAGCAGGCGGAGCTTCTGCTGGAGCGCATCCGGAATCAGAAGCCGGATGAATCCCTGGCAATTCTGTATCGGAATAACGACTCTGCCATCCCTCTTATCAATCTGCTCCAGATGAACGGCATTCAGGTTCAAACCAGAGATGCGACGGGGACCTTCATGACGAACTACGTCATTCGGGACCTGCTCGACTTTATGCTTCTGGCCCTGAACCCTGCTGACACCACCGCTTTTGGGCATCTGTACTACAAAATGGGCCTTTACATGAAGGGCGTCACCGCCAAGCGCATTATCGAGGCGGTTGAAGAAGGGGAGTGCCGGAACGTATTCAGCGCCGCGATGAAATTTGCAGGCGGCAAGGGATACGCATGGAAAATAGAATGCCTGCCGAGGGACTTTTCCGACCTTGCGAAGAAGAAGCCTGCTGAGGCTATCGACTACATTCTGTTCATGCTCGACTATTGGAGCAACTGGCTGACGAAGAAAATTGACGCCGGTGCTTCCGAGCAGTTTATCAGTCTGCGTATCAGCATTTTGAAAATGGTAGCGGAGAAGTATTCGACCATTCCGGACTTCCTCGCCGCACTCAAAAACATCACGGAATATAAGGGCTGCGAGGATTCCAATGTGACCGTTACCACCATCCATTCCAGTAAAGGTCTGGAGTTCGATAAGGTCATCTTAATCGACATGGTATCTGGCATCATTCCCGGTGACAGCGATGACCGCGACGCGGAGGATGACGAAGAGGATGCGCGAGCGTTCTACGTCGGAGCGACGCGGGCACGGCATGAGCTGGAAATCATCACCTGCCGGAAGATGTACCAAGAAAAACTGGAAGTATCTGAGTTTGTGCCGCGCCTGCTGGCGGCGGGGAAAGGAGACTGAAAATGCCGGATGCAAAGAGCAGCACGGTCGTAGTGCAGCGCGGCGTCTACACGGTGGCCAGAAAAACTGTGGACACGGAGGGCAACACCATCCGGGAAACACCGCCGCAATGGCGGGAAGACATCACCGGCGGCTCTGTTATCGTCTGTCCCATCAATTCGGAGACAGACGAACCGCTGTGCGACGCGGAATTGTTTTCCGCCCTATCACAGGATGTGCTTCTCGACAGTCTCGGAAAGGCGCTGGGCTTCCACTGGCCGAACTTCGCCGCCATCTTTGAGAAGATGCGGGAAAGCGAGGTGGATTTCTGCCAGTTCTGCGGCGAGGACCTGCAAAAGTGTATGCTTTGCCCCTTCAATTCCTACAACAATTAGTCTGCACTCCCGCCGAATGGCGGGCGGGTGCGCCGGAAACTCCGACCCAGCCTCCTGTCATTTGGTGTGGCTTATGACCCGCAAGGGGAGTAAGCCTCGTCAATAAGCCTCAGCCGCAAGGCTACGATATGCCGGAATCCATAGGCACCGGTGGATGCTCCACAAGTCCGCTGCTCTGCGGGTGCGTATTAAACATCTCTGAGGGGAAGGAGAAGTGTGCGTACCATCAAACCCGGTATATCCTTGGCGATGTGGACCACAGTAACGCCGCGTGAGCGGTAAGTGCTGATTTACCAAATCTTTGGTTTTCTCAAGTAGGGGAATTCTCGTCTTTTTAATCGTTGATGTGCCACAGCAAATGACAGGGAGTATCATCTGGCCCGCAGGATTGACGTCCCCCACCAAATGACAGGAATCGGTAAATTTTTCAGGAGGAATGAACAATGACTTTTGTTAGTTTTGCTCTGGAATTAGGGCGGCTCATGATGCCGCAGCTTGCGGTACTCATTGTGCTATGGGTGTTGTGCGATTTCGCCGTGGGCAAGCTCAATGCGCCGAGACCGCTGGTGCTTGCGGTTCTGTGGCTATTCCTACTCATTGAAACACTGAACGTCGGCAGCCGCGTGACGCTGTTCTTCCAGAGCCGGGAGTTCCAGATTCCCAAAGTCTCTCTTGGTATCCAGCTTGTGCTGCTGGCAGTCCTGGTGGGCTTGCCGGCTGCGAAGTATTTCGTGGAGAAGAAGTTCGCCAACTGCGGTGCTGTGAGTAAGGCGCTCGCTTTATTCTTCCATACCGTTCTTTCCCTCACAGCGGCGATTGTACTGCTGGCAAGCCTGTATTCTGTAGTTATGGCACGGGCGGATTTCCCTGCGGGTACTGCTGATGCCGTCTGCTTTGTTGTGGCGGTATTGGCGCTGTATCAGCCATTACTTGTGTACTTTGGCGGAAACAGGCTGGACGATATCCTGTCGCTCATTCGGCAGGCCAATCGCAACGCGGTGTCTGTCCATCAGAATGATACGAACCATGTCAGCGCAGGTAAGTAAACACGCGAGGAAGCGTACAAAACAGCGTGCTGGTCTCGGCAAAAGAGCAGCCGTGCGCAATGCACAGAAAGCCTTTGACTTTGGCGTGAAGCACTCGGAGACCAGAGGCCACCTGAATGGATACCTTACATCCATCCGCTTCAAAAACAAAACCATCAACAATATTCGAGTATATCACCGGCACGTCTATCTGTTTGCCGGGGATGTCCTCGTAACGGTGCTCAATCTGCCAAACAGCTTGTGGTCGCAGGCAGAGTCCTGTGAGAAGAGAAAAAACATGAGTCTCGAATGTCCTGTCAATCAGGACGCTGCTCTTTAGCTTTACCCCGCCGAATGGCGGGCGGGTGCGCCGGAAACTCCGGCTCAGCCTCCTGTCATTTGGTGTGGCTTATGACCCGCAAGGAGAGTAAGCCTCGTCAATAAGCCTCAGCCGCAAGGCTACGATATGCCGGAATACATAGGCACCGGCGGATACTCCACAAGTCCGCCGCTCTGCGGGTGCGTATTAAACATCTCTGAGGGGAAGGAGAAGTGTGCGTACCATCAAACCCGGTATATCCTTGGCGATGTGGACCACAGTAACGCCGCGTGAGCGGTAAGTGCTGATTTACCAATTTTTTGGTTTGCCTAAGTAGGAGAATCTTCGTATTTTTAAGCGTTGAAATGCCAACTACCTGGTTGACGTACCCCGCCAAATGACAGGTAGCTATACCCAAAGCGACCAGCCGATGCGCCCATTGTAGTTGACGTATCCCACCAAATGACAGGTAGCTATACCGCAGCCCCCCCCGCAAACGGAGCATCACGCACAGTTGACGTCCCCCACCGAATGACAGGAAACTGCACCCGCAGCGTGAAAGGAAAAAATAAGATGCCAGTATGTGTTTTAAGTGCAAACGGTGAACGGCTGATGCCGACCGAAAATTACGGCAAAGTGCGCCATCTGTTGAAGGATGGCCGCGCTGTGATTGCGAAGCGGAACCCGTTCACCATCCAGCTGACCTACGATACCAGTACCTATACCCAGCCCATCGAAATGTGCGTCGGCACCGGATATGAGCATATCGGCGTCAGCATTAAGACAAAGGCAAAAGAGGTCGTATCGCAGCAATATGATATGCTCACGAACGAGCGCTCTCGCCATGACGACTGCCGAGCGTACCGCCGGACGCGCAGAAACCGCCTGCGGTATCGGGCTGCACGGTTCAATAACCGTGTATCAGGCAAAAAGCCCGGTTGGATTGCTCCGTCTCTGGACAACAAGGTGGAGCGGCACCTGGATATTATCTCCCGTTATCTGTCTGTCATGCCTGTCACGGATGTCTTTATCAAGGCCGCGACATACGATACACAGCTCCTTGCGGCGCTGGAGGCAGGGGAACCTGTCCCGCAGGGCAAGGACTATCAGCATGGACCGCAGTACGGCTACGATACGCTGCGGGAAGCGGTCTTTGAACGGGACCACTATACCTGTGTGTATTGCAAGAGAGGCCTGAAAGACGGCGCTATCCTTCATGTCCATCACGCCTACTACTGGAAGGGTCTGCATGGGAACAGCATGAGGGAGCTTGCGACCTGCTGCGAGAAGTGCAACACACCTGCCAATCACAAGGAGGGCGGGAAGCTGTGGGGCTTCGATAAGCCTCTGCGGAAATATACCGGCGAAGCGTTTATGAATAGCGTGCGCTGGATTCTCTATCAGCGTGCGATGGCTCGCTTCCAGGGTGTTGCGGAAGTACACATGACCTATGGCGTCATCTCCAAGCGCGTCCGCACCAACCTCGGCCTCCCGTATTCCTGCGCTACGGATGCCTACTGCATGGGCGAGCTGCGTCCGGAAGCCAGATGCGAAACAGAGGTCTTCCAGAAATACAGGCGAAACAACAGAGTCCTATCCAAATTCTATGACGCCAAATATTACGACACACGGGAAAAGGGAGTTATCCGTTCTGGCAACGAGCTGTCCTCCGGCAGGACGAACCGCAATCATAACCTTGACGGCGAAAATCTGCGCCGGTTCCGTGGCTGTAAGAAGTCAAAGGGCCGAACCTCGACCAGAAAGCAGAGATATGCCATGCAGCCGGGAGATATCGTGGTCTACGGCAATCGCAAATACGTTTCCAAGGGCTGCTCCAGCTATGGCAGGGCATTAAGCCTACTCACGGATGGAAAGCCGCTTATGGTCAGCATGAAGAAAATCCAGCTTGTTCGTCATAAGGGCGGCTGGGTGCGGCTTCCCCATGCAGCAGCCGAGGCAAAAAAATAACCGCCTGCGGATAAACCGTGGGCGGCAGAAATTGACAAAGCGGGGCCTTTTTGGTAAGATAACAATGCTCCAAAAGGAGCCAGAAAGGCGTTACCATATACGGTAGGCGGTCGGCACTTCCCTGTGGAGGGAGGTGATGCCAATGGTTACTTACGAATCGCTTTTTGCGTATTCTCTTGTTATCATCGGCCTTGTGGGTCTGATAGTTCAGATTTGCAAACGAAAATGACCGCCCCTCGCCAAAGGAAGACGGTCATTTCGTTTGACTCTATTCTCTTAGGCTGACCGCTTATCGGTATCGCCTTTCTGCTTTTATTATACACCAGCAAGCCGCTTTGTCAAGCAAGACAAGGCGGCTTTTGCCGTCGGAAAGGAGTTTTCCTATGAAAAACATCATGCTCAGCATCCGACCTGAGTGGCTCCAGAAAATCCTGTCGGGCCAGAAGACCGTGGAGCTGCGCCTGTCCAGACCGAACCTTACGCCGCCCTTCATGGTATTTCTCTACTGCTCCTGCAAGGGTACAAAGAAGCCCGGTGAAATTCTTGAAATCCATAGCGGCGGCAAAATCTACAAGGCAAACGGTCTTGTGGTAGGGGAGTTTACCTGTACCGAAATTGACCGTGTGGTGCGCGTGGGCTATATGGGCAGCAACGCGCCGCTTCAATACTGTGTCAACGCACAACCTGGAAACTACACCCCAGCGGGGAAACTGTATGAGGACGCCTGCCTCACCGTGAAGCAAGCAGAGGACTACCTCTGTGGCCGCGTGGGATACGGATGGCACATCTCTGATGTGCAGACCTATGACCGGCCCAAGAGCCTCGACTGCTTCGCACTTGCGAGAGCACCGCAGAGTTGGCAGTACGTCCACGATTTTTAAGGAGGGATTCAAAAAATGGCAAATTACAGAGTTTGTTTTCGGCTGCCCACATTTGTGGTACAGCTGAGCTTTGAGGCGGCAGAGAGGGATATCTCATACGAGGAAATTGCTGCATCCATCAACAAAGAGAAGGTCGCGGAACTTCTGTGTCTTGACGCACTGGGCTACAGTGCGGAAGACATAGAAATCATCACCCCGGAAGAGTATGACGAGGAGGTTGGAGCGGAATGAACACTGAGGAGCTTTTCCTGCTTCGCTCGTCAGTAGAATGGCGAAAGAATTTGATGCAGGATTGCTTGTGTATGCCGTGTGCTGAGTTCTCTGACTCTTTCGACGCAGCTGTAGACGCTGCCATCGCCACATTCCCTGAGTTGGAGCGGGAAGCTATCTTAAAACGCTACCGCGACGGTCTTACACCAACACAATGCGCAAACGCACTGGAAATTGACATCGGCAAGTTCTACTCTTGCTTCGACCTCGCCATAAGGAGGCTGCGTCACCCCAAATATGCGGGGGGTATCCTGAAAGAAATGCGCCGGTTTGCAGGCAGCCCTCTCGCCTCTGCTTTGAAGGAGGCCATTGAGAATGGCAACTGGAAAAAAATCGAGGAGTTGTGCGATTCTGTTCCGTTTCAGTGCCTCAATTTCTCGACTCGCACCAAGAACTGCCTTATGTTCAGTGGTGCCCAAAGTATCGGCGATGTTGTTCGACTGATAGAGAGCGGCAAACTGAAGAATCTGCGCCAATGCGGGCAGGGGACCCTTCAGAATATTATCGACGTACTGGAAAAGGCTCTGCCGTTCCATTTCATCCTTGGAAAGCCAGCTCAATTCTGTCCGGAAACGAGTGATGCCTTCACCCGGAAGGAACACACTCGCCAGCTCTCTGCCATGCTGGAGCGATACATCGACCCGCGCAACGACCCACGCATCTACTGGGCGAGAGAGGTCACATTCGACTACTCTACGAACCACAAAATCCGCGTGGACTATATGCGCTTTCAGCCGCTCAACAATTCGACCTCCGGCATTGAGAAGGGGGACTTCTACGCCTACGAGGTCAAGTCCTCTGTGGAGGATTTCAAATCTCCTAACGGGCACAACTTCATCGCGGACTACAACTACTACGTTATGCCCGCAGACGTCTTCGAAGCGGTGAAGGATACTGTGCCATACGGCGTCGGTGTGCTTTGCCCGGACGGCGGGCATCTGCGATGCGTGAGGAAAGCCGTGAGGAAGGACCGAACCAGACCGGTCAGCGAGATGCTGCTCATGCTGTGGCGCAGCTCACGAAGAGAGATTGTTGGAAGGAGAAACAAAAATGACAAAGAAACAAACGACAGACAAGATTAACAAGCCTGAGTTCGCCCCGGAGGAGTGGCGGAAGGCGGCCATTATGTACGATACATCCTTTGCCTGGTGTAAAAATCAAATTTCAGCATGGGGTAAGAATCAAATTTCATTTACACCGGGCTTTAACGAGATGTTCGATGAAGCGCTGGACACACTTCCTGAGCGAAACCGCGATATCGTCCAAAAGTATTTTCGTGACAGAATGACGTTTTCGCAAATCGCCGACCTGCACGGCACCAGCAGAAGCATAGTTCGCCATCTGTGTATCTGGACGGTATGGAGGGTCATGAATTTGATTCTGCTGCGAGAAGGAAGCAACCAAAATGCTGCGCCACAAACAGGCGGAGGAACTGAAGGTGGGTATTGACATCAATAGCCTGCCGCTTTCCGCACAGATTCAGGTGCGTGCAAAGCTCGACGAGCAGAAGCGCGAACAGAACCAGCAGCGAACAAAAAAACAGTCGGAAGCACAGAAAAGGCAAAAACAGCCGAAAGAAGCGGACTCTGCTGAGCCATCCAAATATCGCAACATAAAGGTCATTCGTGTGGTGGATGGAGAAACCGTGAAATTCCCCAGCAAGCGGGAGGCACGGCGCTTCGATGAACTGTATTTGCAGTACAAGGGAGGTGCAATCCAGGACCTGCGGCTCCAGCAGGACTTCACGCTGGTCGAGGGCTATACACGGCCAAATGGCAAGCGGGTTCGACCAATGGTCTACAAGGCAGATTTCGTATACCTTCGCAACGGTAAACGCATCGTGGAAGACGCGAAGGGAAAACGAACCGAAAAGTATCTCATGAAACGCAAACTCATGTTGGAAAAGTACGGAATCGAAATTTTGGAGGTGTAATATCATGCTTGAAAACGGTAAGTTCCCAACGGCTGAAGAGCTTTTGGAGCGGAGAAAGCAACTCACTCAGAAGGCGGCTGACGGGAAAAAATTAAGCGGCGAGGAAACGTATTTTCTCGAATTACTTAATATATCGCTTGCGAAACTGAGGGATGAACAGGAGAAAAACTGTGTGCGTCCTCTTGTGGAGCAACTCAAAAAGGCAAACCCCTTTGTGCAGGATGTATTCCGCAGCACCGAATATTTCGAGTTTGCCCTCTGGTGCATTGAGATTCCCACTCCCGCCGGTCGGCGCAAAGATGACGGTTCAAACGACATCTGCGGTTGTTGGATTACGGCAGACAACAGCACGACCTACGAGGAGATGTGTCGCCGTCTGGAAGGCGTGAAGACGGAAGCTGATATTCTGGCTCTCTCTACCACGCCAAGTGCCGTTCAGGCAATCAGTGCGGCCACACCGCGCTGGAGGGCGGAGGTGGAGCAACTCCGCGCACAACAGCAAAAATAGTCTCTCCCATTCTGGAAGGCCGTCAGCACATCGCTGGCGGCCTTTTGATTGACAAATAAGCTATTGTGTGGTATAATTGCTTCATTCAGTGAAGGGGGGTTGGTTGTCATCACGAATACCAGTAATTTAGCCGCTGACCGTGCGCTTGCCTATGAAGCCATTGAAAAGCAGCCTGAAACAGAAGAAATCGCAGCTTCGAATGAACAGGAGGCCGAAGCGAAGCAACCGGGAAATATCGGCGACCATGTGGCGATGTATCTCAGCCAAATTGGCAGCATCCCCATTATGCCGCAGGTGGAAGCGAATCGCTGCATTGAAAAAGTGCAGAAGGGGAATGCCGCTGCCGAACAGCTCGAAACGCTGCGGGTGATTGCCGAGGAGAGCGGGAATGCAGTTGACCCCGAAATCAAGAAAGACCTGATGAAGGCCATAGAAGCAGGAAGACGGGCGAAAGATAAGGTTGTTGAGGGCAATCTTCGGCTTGTTGTGTCCATCGCAAAGAAATATATAAACTCAGCCGATTCTATGGTGTTCATGGACCTCATTCAGGAGGGCAACATTGGCCTCATGCGTTCCATCGACTCTTTTGACATTTCGAGGAATGTGAAGTTTTCCACCTACGCAACCTTCTGGATAAGGCAAAACATCACAAGAGCGCTTGCCACGACGGACCCAGCCATTCGCAAGCCCATCTATGTTGCGGAGGGCAGGCGGAGCGTCAATAATGCAAAAGAACAAATGCAACAAAAAGGCTTACCTTGTGATGACCCTTTAGAAATCGCAAAATACATGGAGGGGGATGCGTGGGATTCCCTTTCAAAAAGGGAGCAGCAGAAAAAACTGCGCATTATCCAACACTCGCTCCAGTACCGGAAGCCGGACTCGTTGGATGCGCCCGTCAATTCGGACGCCGCAAGCGATTCCAACACACCGCTTTCGGAATTCATCCCAAGCCATAACGAGTGGGATAACCCGGAAATTTCAACGTCAGGGAAGGCACTATGGGAAACGATGGACAAAATCCTGCACGATATGCCCGCACGAGACGCCTGTGTGCTTCGCTTACGATTCGGATTGGAGGATGGTTGTGCTTATACCCTCAAAGAAATCGGGGACGAAATGGACTTAACGCGAGAGCGTGTCCGTCAGGTTACAGATAAAACACTCGATAAGCTACGCAACGGAAAGGCAGGGAAGATGCTTCAGGACTTTCTTGAATAAGAAACGCCGCCCAGATGGGCGGCGTTTTTTTGCTATTCTCCGTTTCTTAAATCCAATCGAGCAGTTCCGCCAGCGTGAAGCGGACATTGCGCGTGACGATATGTATTCTTCGGTTCTCAGGTTCCCAACATTAAAATAGGCGTGTTTCCATATTTGCCGGTATGCTCAGAGCATACAAAGGAAGTATCTCAAACACAAAGAAAGTTCAGTCAGCGTCCGTTGCGGATGCTGGCTTTTATATATAAAAAATTCATAAACAAAAAGGAGAAATGAACATGAAAGCAATGATGTTTAAGAGGGGTTTCGGTGACGAAACAAAGTGGAAAGAGGTCTGCGCGGAGCTTGGGCTGCCGGAAGATACGGAGCAGGTTGAGTTGTCCGTATCCGCAACAAAGGTCCGTACCAGCCAAAACCGCAGTTGGGAAGCGACCGACGAGGAGATGTCCCGAATTTGGGAACGCCTCGGCTCGTATTACTTGCGCTGCGAGAGCATCTCCAGAACGAACATTCGCGTTTTCTGTGGCGGCGGAGATTCCTTTTCCGTTGTTCGCGGCACAACGCAGCCTGGATTCGTCGAGGTGGATGGACGGCTGATGGACTATGAAGACTTTGAAGCATGGCTGTACCAGATGGCAGCTTGAGAAAGGAGAAAACATGAACGCACAGGAAAAAATCGACCAGCTTATGCAAGCCGAGATGGAGCATATCCGTTCCGTCGGCGGCATTTTGAATCTGCCGGAGGCCGACAGTGTTCTGAACGACCTGAACCGAGAAAAGCTGAAGGCTCTGAAGGAACTGCACGGACATCTCTACCTCGGACGCATCAACATCCACGATACAGCCAAGCGGATTCGTATTGTGGAAGGAACCGAAGATGTGTACGAGGAAATGCTGGACCAGCCCCTATACAACTTCTGCTGTGATTTTGCCGTGCCCGTCAAGGATAAAACCTTGTCGGATTTGATTCGTGCTTGGAACGCAAGATTCGCGATTCCCGGTATGAAGGACGCGCAGAAAATCACAGAGCGTGTGGAGCAGGTTGGCGGCATAAATTTGATGTGGACTTAAAAAAGGAGAAATGAAACATGAATAATAGAATCATGCCGAAGTGGAGCGAAGTAAAGGATGTCAATGGCATCAACCTTCACCTGTTCGACGCCGTACAGGTCATCACCTCCGGCAACAAGCGCCATAACCAGACGGGCAGAATCATGGCCCTTCTGAAGACCAAGCCTTACCTCCAGATGGTAGAGGTGCTGTTTCAGGACGAGAAGCGGTCAAATTTCCTTACGTCATCTCTTCGTCTCGTTGAAAGCTCAGAGGAAGAGAAGGGAAAGTCACTGGCAAAAATCGACTCCCTGAAGCTCATGGGAGCAGAAATCACCGACTCTGATTTCTGCGTTGACCGTTATAATAACGATGCTTTCCTATTTGACGATGAAACGCAGACGTGGAACGTCATGCTGGAAGGCATTTCCGATGTGGACCGACTATTCGGAACCTTTTTTGAAACGGAGCAGAACGATTCCTACTGTAACATCTATGCGGATGTAGACGAATACTGCACCAAGCTCGCAAAGCCATACCTCACGGTATCTCTGTGGCTCGGTGATGTCTGTGTAGAGGCAGTGCGCCCCTTATCAAAGGACGAGCAGGAAGCAGTGCTTCGCATCATCCGTCCTACCTACGAGAAGATGGACTACAAGAAGCTCCTGAAGGAGTGGGATGCGGAAGAGCAGAAATATGTGAACAGCATCATGCTGGAAGACGGCGATGGCTGCTACGGGTACAAATTCGCTGCCGATACCATTGAGGCCGCTAAGGCTGGCTTCCATGAGGTCATCTGGATGGCGATTGAGCTGAAGCAGTACCGTTCCGGTCAGGATTTCAGCGTCAACTCCTTTATCGAGGACGGTGACGGCAAGTATGTCGAGTCCGACAGGGAAGGCCACATCGTCATCAATCGCGTCGTCACAACGCAGGAACCCAGCAAGTATATCAACTGGGAGATGGCTGGCACGCTGCCATTCATCTATACGGTGGACCGCGAGAAGAGCGAGTGGAAGCTCCACGCGACTTAACAACTGAAGCGTCGGTGGATGAAAATATCCGCCGGCGCTTTTTCCATGTTTTGCCACAATCGAGTTCTCATATTCTTAGGTTCTCCATCAGGAAATAGGTGATTTTTTATCTTCTGCCGGTATGCTGAAATCATACAAAAGAAGTATCTCAAACACAAAGAAAGTTCAGTCAGCGTCCGTTGCGGATGCTGGCTTTTATATATAAAAATTTCATAAACAAAAAGGAGAAACGAAAAAAATGAAAAACAAGGCATATCTCTTACCAGCGTGCAAGACTGCTGACGGCGTTCCCATCGGCATTGGCTCCGAGGTGTACGCAATCACCTTTAAGCAGAAGGTCAACAAATACGGTCGGCTGTATCGTCCGTCCACGAGAGATTTGGCGGTCGTGAAGGTAACGGTGTCTACTGTGACCTTCTCCGAGTTTGTGGAACCCGGTTGGTTTGGCTGGACGGGCGTTGCCTATTCGGGAATGACCGAAGTCGAATGCTCTGATGGTAAAACGAAGACGTTTTCCTACTTGCCCGGTATCGAGGTCAGCCAGTACACCATCTTCGCATCCGAGGACGCCGCAAAGGCCGCCTTGGAGAAGGCGGAGGCGGGCGGCGGTCTCTATACGAGAGCCGGATTCCCGTTGATGCCTTCTTGGCAGATTGGCGAGGTACGGGCAGCTCTGGAGAAAGCTGAGCAGAGCACTGAGGAAGAGCCTTCCATCGTTCGCAACATCCCTTATGTCTCCGTTTGGGACGGCGGAAATTGCATTGCGGCGACAAAGGCAGACGTCTGTCTGGACACAAAGCAGGTATTCAACATTCAGACCATTGACGTTGGAGATTCTGTCAATGTTCTGAACCATGAGTACATCGTGCTGCACGGAACAGAGTATACCGTTTTCCCGAAGGGCGAAGCGAAAGACGGCGCATACTGGCGTGACTGACAAAAAAGAAGGAGAATGAGAATTATGACTAATATTAGTGAGAAAACCACCGGTTCCTGCAAAGACCGCGAGTATATCGTGACAGAGGTCTGCCCGCATTGCGAAGCAGAGGTTGAGATGCGATGGAATGTGGCCGCAGACGGCTACAAGGCGTTCTGCCCTCATTGCGGCAATCGGCTGATGCTCTGCGACGCCTGCCAGCATCCGGAGGACAAGTGCGTGGAGAACTGCGATTACAACTCCGAGACCGATACCTGCCGTCATAATCAGCCTGCACAGGAGCTGAAGGTCGGCGATGTTTGTGCCTATGGCTTTGGGACGGAGAACGCTTCCCGTGCCACGGTCAAAATCGTCAAAATGCTTTCGGATTCCAACGGTGCCGCTGTGATGTTCTTGAGCGTTGAGAAGGACGATACCGGAAACGGTATGTTCAACTACCTGCTCAGAACCGGGAATACCATGAATGCCAGCCTGAAATATCTGACGAAGATTGAGCGAAGCCCCGGCACCAAGCCGGTCAACTACGCCGAACTGGAGAAGCTGTGTACGGAATGCGACGCGGAGTTCTGTGTCTTCAATCCGCACGGCATCTGCAAGCTGCCCTTCGTTACCGGAAAGGCTCCGAGACTGGGCGATAACGGCTGCCAGGACCACGCTATGAAGGAGGATTGCTGATATGCAGAAGACTTGTCTCAACTGTGCTCATGTGGGCGTGTGCTCCAAGCGGATGCAGTTCATCGTGAACAACTATCTCGTCAAAAGACACTACGACGAGATTGAGAATGTCAGCAAAACGCTCGATATCTCCGTGAACTGCGACAGCTATGCAGAAAAGGATTTCTTTTCGTTCATCTGTGCGCGGGTTCGCGACTATTCCGATGGCGAAGTCTGGAGCGATGGAGACCAGATTCTGTGCAAGACAGAATCTGCCGCGAACGCGCTGTGCGACCTCCTGTGGCAGCTTTACAACGAACGAGGGGAGGCCTTTGACCTCCACACCGGCTACTACGACCACAAGGAGGACGAAAGAAATCACGAAGAAGACAGATACACCGGCTGGTGGTATGTGTCCGCCGACTGAAAGGAGAAATAATAAAAATCCGCAATATCCTTTGGGATACCGATGGCGGCAGGGAGGCTCTTGCCTCCCTGCCGAAGGAAGTCGAGCTGCCGAGTAGATTCGACCAGTCCCATTTTGCAAGTAGGGAAGAATGGCTCGACACGATTTCCAACTGGCTGTCCGACGAGTTTGGATTCTGTCATTTGGGGTTCGATGTCGGTGATGACGACATCTGAGAATCTACGATTTTTTAACAATAAGGAGAAATGAAAAAATGGGAAAAGGTAATGTTTGTGTGAGCGGTCCGTATGAGGGCCTGTTCTATATCGACAACGACTATACCACAGTGCTTCGCCGCGAGGATGACTGTGAGGATACCATCCTCCGGAAAGACCTCAGCGCCAAGGATTTGTCCGGCAGCGACTGGCTCTTCGATGACGAAGGCAGTGCGAACGAGCTGGAGGATGTGCTGGAGTGCTTTGTGGAGAACTTCACGCACAGGTATCCCAGCTTTGCGCGTGTCAAGCAGGACAAGTGGCTTGGCCGCAATGTGCGCGTCATCCTCGAAAGCAGCCTGTTTTACATCGGCATTGAGGACAGCGACTGGGCCTATGCCGTGGAACTGCTTCAGAAGGATAACCCCTGTTCGGAGGGTTTCCAGAGGAAGCACTACAAGGCGTACCTTGACGGCATGAAAGCAGCCCTGCTGGAGCGCCTGCCAAGCATCGGCACCTACACGGGGCCGTGGACGCATGGCACCATCCGCAGGGAGCCTGTCAAGGACAACGACCTCCTCGCCGAGGCCGGCGACCGCATCGACAACGCAGTGTTCGACTTCATCTGCGCGGTTGTCACAGGCCACAGCGTAAACGGGGAAGCGCCGAAAGAGGCTCTTCTTGCAGCTGTGAATGAGCTTTCCGTGGAACACGTCAACGCGCTTCCGGAGGGCCTCCTATCTGACGCTACGGACGAGGCGAAGGAAGCCGCCGGCGAACACTCCTTACAGGAGGATGCCGACGACGGGCTTCCGCTTCGCTGGGATATGGCCGCCATTGGTCCTGTGGCCGACTATCTGGAAACCGCGCTTTCCGCACGGTTCCGCATCAATACCTGCCACCCCTGGCAGGATGATACCGAGTGCATCTGCTACGCGACAGACGAGCGCTGCCCGTACTGCACCCACAAAATTTGATAAAAAAGCGCCGCCCGTAATGGACGGCGCTTTTTCTTTGCAGTTCTCCGGTTCTTCAGTTCTCAGGTTCCTGGAAGGTGAATGCGGCAATTTCCACTTCCGCCGGTATGCTGAGACCATACCAAAGAAGTATCACAAACAAAAAAGAAAGTTCAGTCAGCGCCCGCGTGGGTGCTGGCTTTTATATATCACATAACCATCACAAAAAAGGAGAAATGAAAATGGAGATTTATGTAAATTACCTCGCCATTGAGGTCACTCGTCGCTGCAACATGAAATGCGAACACTGCCTGCGCGGAGATGCGCAAAATCTTGACATCTCAACCGCAATTCTGTCGGGCATCGCTAAGCATATCCACCCTGCTTCCGTCATTTTCACGGGCGGCGAGCCGTCTTTGAATGTTCCGGCCATCAAGCGGTACTTTGAGCTTGCGGAGCGTTATGACACGATGCCGGCTGCTTTCTATGTCGCCACCAACGGAGCGACGTCGAAGGAGCAGATGCGCGACCTCGCGCTGACGCTGCTGGAGGCATATTCTAAGATGGAAGAGCCAGATATGTGCGAGGTCGATGTCTCTGTGGATATGTTCCACGAGGCGTTCCGCGACAACGACAACGCAAAAATTCTGAGCGGCTTGTCCTTCTTCGGCCAGGGTAAACAGCATTCGGTCAAGGATGACGATTTGAATTGGCTGCTCAATACCGGCCGTGCCAACAAGAACGGCATCGGCGTAAGAGCACCGGAGGTGCTCAGGACCGACATGGACGAGCTGGTAACGGATTACTCCACAGAGTACAACAGCATTGCCTTCGATACGCTCTACATTGCCGCAAACGGTAATGTGGTAGACGGCTGTGACAGCAGTTACGAGGATATCGACGACGAGGAGAACGTGATTTGCAAAGTCAACCAGCTTCAGAAGAAAGTGAAAGACTATGTGAAGAACGCCGATTCTCAAATCTCATAAGGAGGGCTGAAGATGTTTGGTTTAGACAATCTGTTTGCTCAGACATCCGCGCAGAAATTCAACATCAGCAGAGACCGAATCGCGGAAATCCTGCGCGTCAGTCCTGATGCACTGGACGCCTTCGAGAAGGCATATTCCAAAGCTGCGTTGCAGACTGAGCCAGAAAGCATTTTTGAGGTCAATTCCAGGCAGGCAGCGGCGAAAAACGAGCGGCTCGGCGACGACAGCCCGGAAGAGCTGAAAGCTCTTACGGAGCGCATCGTGAAGGAGCTTATCGGGCAGACGCTGACCTACACTTATGATGGAAAAACAGACAAAATTGAAAAATCGCTTTCCAACGCACCGGAGAAAAATGCTCCTGTCACCAATCAGGACCTGCTGCGAATTCCAGCTTCGCTGCGACCGCAGCTGAGTGGGGAACTGATGAAGAGAGACCTTGACATCACTGCCTCAGCTGCGCTCCTGTTCTACTACGACAAGATGCAGAACGGGAAGACGCCGAAGGACCGTAGGGATGCGTATGACCGCTTTCGGCAGGGACTGGACATCCTTGACCTTGATGCGCTGGCCTACCGCATCATCGGGCAGAATCGCAACTCCATCGGACATTGGTTCCCGGAGCTTGTGAGTGCCTACCGGGATTCTGGATTCTTCCGGATTCCGGCAACGACGATAGCCAAGGTCCCCCTGACGCTCTTACAGCTGACTCGTCTGGACTATCACAGCCTAACGCCTTCGACCATCCAAATCGTCGATAACTGGGCGCACGCTGTATTTCGTCTGAATGACGAGCGGGATTACTTCGTGAAAACCGGCACCTATTCATCGAAGTTCGACTTTCGGAATTGCCGGGTACACGGAGAAAAAGAGGTTCGAGAGCTTGGCGAGTATTTGCTCTACATCCACCATCAAGCGTTACAGATGGCCGGTCCCCTTAGCTTTCCCTGCATTTATGGGGTCTCGACGACAAATGAGTGGGTCGTGCGGGAATTCATTCCGGATAAAGAGGGAAATCCCTGCATCTATCATGGTCTGCCGCTTCATACGGAATATCGCGTATTTGTTGACTGTGACAGCGATGCTGTCATCGGTGTCTCTCCCTATTGGGAGCCGAAGACTATGCTCAATCGCTTTGGTTCATGCTCGGACGCAAACAGTCCGCATCAGATGCACGATTATGTGATTTTCAAAAGTCACGAAGCGACCTTGATGCGGCGCTACCATGAGAATGTCGATTCCGTGGTGGAACACATTCGGGAATTCCTGCCGGCGCTTGACCTGCAAGGCCAGTGGAGCATCGACGTGATGCAGAATGGTGACGATTTCTGGATTATCGACATGGCTGTGGCGGAAAATTCAGCGTTCTATGATTGCGTGCCGGAGAGCCTCCGCAGGCCATCTGCTGAAAACTGGATACCCGATATTCTGAAGCCCAACAACTGATTTTCTTGACTTGAAAGGAGACAGAAGCATGAAATTGCTGAAAGACTACGAATTCTCCTCTCTCACCCTTAAACGGGTTCGGGAGGTCATCGACAGGGCACTGGACGAGCTGGAGTATGACTCCAGGTTCGACGTCAATGTGGCTGCCGAGAACGCCTATTATTACTTGGCACACACCGCCTGTTGGGACGAGGACTTGGCCGCATTCCAGGCCCAGCTGGACAACGGCTGCGGTCCTGACGACGGTGCCGGGGCGCTGACCGCTTATGAGCGCGTCGAAATCCTGGCCGCACAGGTCGAACGACTCCTGAACGACAAGGAGACCTATGCGTACAGCAAGACCATCTGCGAAGATGCCCTGCTGGACATTGTTGCCAAGACCCATCCAAGGCTGCTGGCTAAGCGGCCAGCCGATATGTCCGTTGAGGATTTCAAACACCTCTGGACTATGGTAGTTTCTGCCTACATCGTGGGCGGACGCGACTATGCCGAGGACGAGTTCATCAACTATACGGATGCCATCGGCGCGACGCCAGAGGCCGTCGCTGCGGTTATCCGGGTGGGCAATGAATAAGAAAAATACGGAACAAAGGAGAAATGAAAAATGATTAAAAGTTTGAACAAAGCATATCAGACCGATTCCATGTATTACTGGTGTAACGCCGAGGGCGAGGTAAACTATCCCGGTTCTGGGTTTTCGACAGGTGACTCTGAGCGGCTTCCCGCTGCGGTGAAGGAACTGTACGAACACTATCAGTTCAGCCCCGGCTGCGACGCAAATCTCTATACGGTCACTTACAGCGGCGAGGATGGGATGCTCCTCACGACGATGTTCAACAGTAACTGGATGGATGTCCCTGCTGTCAAGGACGCCAAACAGAAGGCGAGGAAAGCGCTCCGCAGCATTGCAACGGAACTGACCAGACAGTGCAAGCCGTGGGGGACCGTTCTGTTCGGCGAGGATACCGACCCGGAGGGTGACGAAATTGCCCTGTTTGTCCCTGCGGAGGAGTGTGCGAGTCACTTTGAGGAAGCGGTAAAGCTCTTCGATGCCAGCGCCTTCTTTGAGCGAGTCAGGGACAAGGTTGCGGAATGCCGCTATCTTGTGTTCCTGAATAGCTCGTATGTGCGCGACGCGCAGGGCTACTTCCCCCAGCAGCTGTCCGAGGATGCTGACCCGATGGATGAATCCCAGGAGGGCAACTGGGCGGACTGCGGTGGTCCCATGCTCGTCATGGACGTATACGCAGCCTCCAAGGCCGAGGTCGCCCAGAAGATTGCCGAGGCATATCCCAATGTGGATATGGCAGTCTTCAAGATTCTCCGCTGCGACGGGGAAATGACAGAGGTGACGGCCCTTGTATAAAATCAAGAACCTGACGTCTCTGCTGCATACCGTGGAAGCCGGCAGATACGGCCTCCTACCCGTCTATACGCTGCACGGGGAGAAGGTCTGGAACAGAATCGGCGACCGCGTGGAACTGCACCTTGGCAACGGAAATAATGTTCTCTGCTCTGAGAAGGTGTTCCGGAAGGTCGAACCCTTTCTGGAGGCCATTCCCAAGTCTTAAACCTGAGCGCCGCCCCTTTGTGGGCGGCGCTTTTTCTTTTTGTCTTTTCACACTCCAGATTTGAGGTTCCTCGGTTCTTAGGTTCCAATTTGCAAAATGCGGAGTTTTCCGTGCCTGCCGGTATGCTGAGACCATACAAAAGAAGTATCACAAACACAAAGAAAATTCAGTCAGCGTCCATACGGATGCTGGCTTTTATATATCAAAAAATTTCAAAAAAGGAGAATTAAAAAATGGAAAAAATGATTCAAATTGCAGAAAGCTACGGATGGGCAGTCGATATGGACAGCGATAGCATCGAATTTAACCAGAGCAGTCCGGCGGGGGAAGATTTCTCCTTCACGGTTCTGACGAAAGACGCATCTGACGCCGAGAGTCTCGCAGCCGAAGTCCGTTCTTACGCGGACAGCTTCGATACCGAGGAACACGTCAAGATGTTGGTCGATGCGCAGGGCAGCGTGAGTGGTGTGCCAGACATCAAGACGTTGGTGGAAGACGCTGACGCCATCCAAGAGATGCTCAACGACCTTGCTGACGCTCTTGAAAATGGCGACGCCAACACAGATGACGAGGAGACTGGAGCCTGCGGCCTCGAAGGCACTTACGAGTGGCTTCTGAACAACTTCGACATCGACGGCACGGCGGGTCGCATTATCCACAATGTTTTGGAGTATGCCGACCGCATGACTGGCGACGAGCAGTATGAGTTCTTGACGGAGATGCTGGATGGAACGATTGGTCTGTCTGACCGCGAAATCAGGAATCTCTGCTGGAACTGAGTGGGGGATAACCCTATGAAGAAACTGACTGTTTTCGACTTTTGCAGCCAAATCGGTGCCGCCAGCGATGAAATCCCTGTCGTAGTTCGCGTCGGCTTGCAGGAGATTGGGCATTTTCGCAGCCTATACCAGATTCCGGCAGTCGCTATGCCGGGTATCCTGGAAGCAAAAGTGACATTCGTGACTGTCAAATGTACGCAAATTATCATCCAAGTGAAGATGAAGGATTACAACACAACCATTTGAAAACCGAAAGGAGAAGATTTCTATGTTTTATGTTTTGGATTTCCATTCTCACCGGTTCACCACCTGTGAGACCGTGGAGGAAGTGAACGAGAAGCTCAAGCAGCTTCAGGATTCCGGTGTTGCCGAGGACGAAATCTCCGTCATCAACCGACTGGTCGATGACTGCGAAATGAGTATCGACGCTTACCGGGATTTTGCACGCAGCTACTGCTGAACGCAGCCAGGGACGCAGGCGTACGCGATTCGTGCGGTGATGGACGGCTATCATGTGTATATCACCGGAGACCTTGGCTCTGCGGTCATTTGCCTGACGGAGACTGCCACTTTGAAGGCTCTTTCCGGCTACTGGAAGAAACCCGGCTATTTCATGGAGAAGTTTGTCTGCACAACGGACGACTACTTCTTTGATTACGAAACGGCCAAGGGTGAGCTTCGTGAGCGCAAGACCATGTTGCTGGAAGAGTATAGGGACAATCATCCCGATATGCTCGCAAACGGAGAAACAGAGTATCAGGACGACCTCGACGAGAGAGAAACGGACCTGCTGGGCAACTTCAACTCTGAGAAGGGCTTCGCGGCAAATCCCGTTGCCTTCTCCGCATGGCTGGAGATGGACATGGACGGCGTGGAGTTCGTCCCGTATATGGGACGAACCATCGCACACCGCATTTGGCTGTGGCTGGCCGCGTTCAAGATGGCCTATGAGGCGCTTCAAGACACCTCCACCGAGCGTTACACGCAGGAGTACCTGGACGCCATTGAGCGGAATACTCCACCCCGCAACGGCGCACCCATCGGCCGAGACTCCTTCGAGTGGGCCGGATGCGCAGAAGAGTTGAGTGTCTGCAACGTAGCACATCTGCTGGCTGCCGCCAAGCGGACGCCGGGATATTTTCAGGTTCGTTCCGCGCTCTGCGGTATGCCTGTCATCAGAGAACGTTATGCGGACACAATGGCACTGCTCAACAAGGTAAAGGGTACAGACGCCTACGATATCCTTGCCCAGCTGATGCAGCAGGCGGAAAGGGAGGCGTAAAATGAGCATGACAATCTTCGATGCGTGGCACATCGGAAAGCCGCAGAGTATCTACGACCTCACGATTATGGCGCGTTGCGTACAGGGTATTCAGGAAGAAACACGAGCGGCGGATATCGCCGAAGATGTAGTTTCTTCTGCCTTGCTGCCGTGGCTCAGAAGCGCTCTTGAGTTCTTCGGAGATGACGCGGCGGATGAATTCGCCATTCTCGTCGGCGGCGCGGTCTACCCCGTCTTACTGCGGAATTCGTGGCGAGCCACATGGTTATTCCCGTCTGAGGAGCGCAAAGGCTTGGAGGAGTTCCTGACCAAACATCTGGAAGGGAAAGATGTCCCCAATCGTAAAGAAAGCATGGAAAATTTGCAGGTTGTCTGCGAGGCGGTCTACGAATTCTCCGCGCAGTCCAATCCGAGCCTCTGCTTCCTGAGCGATTCTGCCGGGAAAGACGTCTATGTAAGGGGTTTTGGCTTAACAAAAAAAGCCACCCAGTACCTTGATTCGCTCTATGAGCGTTTCGAGTATACGAACGCCTGCGAAATGGACGAACGCGATTTCCCCGCGTTGAAGAAGCAGCTCGCCGCGTCTTCGGATAAGGCGGCGCTGCTCAGCAAGGCACAGGAGGAACGCGGTGCGCTCTGGGATGACGCTCTGAATGGCTGTACGCGGTTCAAGGATGCTGCCCTTACTTTCGACCTGGATGACACGGGAAATAAAGCAAAAAAGGTCGCGGAGCTTCGCAAGGCAGCCAAAATCATTTTTGAAGAAGGGAAAGGAGAGAAATGACAATGAGAACATTGGTGCGTTTTGAATATGACATTGAGAACGTGAAGCTGTTCGATATCGTGGATGGCGGCGCTGTGCATGGTGCGTTCAATGGCAACCTAACCATTTACTTCGACATGAGCGAGGATGGGAAGCTGCTGGATGAATCCAAGCAGGCGCTCCGTCTGGAGGCACGGCGCATCTGCCGTGCGCTCAAGAACCGGGGGATGAATGCTACCGTGTCCATCCTGAACGCCGATACGAAGGCCGTATATGGCCGCGTGTTTGCGGAGCACCCTGAAATCTTCACACTTCTCCTGTGGAACCACGGGAGAGGGAATGACCTGTCGAAGGAACAGCACGCGCTTACGCCGTCCGGCGTATACAAGGCGCTGGAGCGTATCCTCACGGACATTCGTTCCAACGCGGCGTGAGAGGGGAGGCGGAGACATGGGATGCTTTTCCTGGCTTTTTGCCGATACTGACAACACACAGAACCTGCGTACTGACCGGGCAGGCTATATTGCCTGCCCGGACGGGACCTTTATCCACGAGCCATGCTATGAAGGCTACGGCGAGTTCAACGGGCAGGATGTGTACGAACTGGTCGTTCGGTGGAACCGCGCATTCATCGCGGAGAATCCGGACTTCCTGCTTCCGCATATCCACCGCTTCTACAACGGGAGCGTAAAGCAGTACCGTCTGAAGGATTTCAGATGGTATCCGGTCATTGCAGACCTGTCCATCCCGTTTGAGCAGCTGCGTGACGCGCTCGACAAGCATCTGAGGGAACCCGTCAGCTTATACCGGCCCTATAGTGCCGAGCTTCGCGGCGTCGGCATCGACATTGCCTGCTACAACGAGGACAACGCAGCTCTTCCGTATCCCATCAAGATTACCCGGAAGATGCGGGGCGTCCACTATGAAGACCTTCCAGCAAGCAAAAATGACCCGGAACAGGGAGCGGGAATCTACCATGCCGTGAGATGGCAATAATTTTATCGGAAAGGAGAATGCCGTTTCTCCCCCACGCGCCGAAAGGCGTGGGGGGAGGAGCGGCCAATATTTTTTATGAACGTGAAAAGAAAATTTACCGCATTTGCTGCGGCTTTTTTGCTGCTGCTTTTCGCGACGCCAAGCTCCGCAGCATTAGAATTTGAGACCGATACGGAGGTGCGAGACGCAACGTATAACACTGAGCCGACTCAGAGTCTTGAAGCTGGCGTGCCGGACGGTATCCCGGAAGAAATGCTTGAGACAGAAGGTGAGACCACACGGGCGCAGTTCCTGACCATGCTGGTGAACCTCGCAAACCCGGAGCTTGATACGGTTCAGAGCACATCGTTCCCCGATGTTCCGGAGAACGCATACTACGCGCTTCAGGTGAGCTGGGCAAAGGCAAACGGAATCATAAATGGCACGGCGGCCGGCGTACTGGAGCCGGACACACCGCTGACACGGAATGAGGCCGCTGTGATGGCTGCCCGTCTGGCGAAGGCGATGGGCTGTGACGCCGCTCCGCTTTCATCCCGCACGCTGCTTGCGTGCGCTGACGCCGCGCAGGTCCCGCTTTACGCGAGAAGAGCTGTGAAATGGTGCATGGAGAACGGCATCCTGACCGCTTCAGAAAAAGGATTCGAGCCGAAAGGCACGATGAATCATAAAGAAGCTGTCGATATGATTCTCGCACTCGGCTGCTGGCTCCAGAATAACGGGCCTGTTGTCCGGACAATCCCGGCGTCAGCCGTGGTGCAGGCCACAGAACAGCACGCAGCGTTGCAAAACAGAATCAATGCGATTGCAAAAAAGTACGGTGCGGTCGGTCTGTCGATTGCGTACATTAAGGACGGCCATGTATCAGATACCTTTGCGTATGGAGAGGCGGTTCGCGGAGTATCAGCCATGACAGCAGATACGAAAGTTCGGGCTGCGTCCATCTCAAAAGTGCTTGTTGGTATGGCAGCGAGCCTTTCCGCAGAAGAAGGAACGATGACTCTCGATACAGAGCTGGACACCTACCTCGGTTTTCCCATCCACAAAGCACAGGAAGGAGACCACATTACAGTCCGTTCCGTTCTCACACATACATCTTCTCTCAGGGCACCGGAGGATGTATCAAGAAGCTATGAGGGGATGAAGACGCGACTCATGTCTTCGTCTGCGACACGCGAGGTCTGTTCCGGCAACTTGGAAAACTGGCTGTATAACAACTACGCCTTCTCTGCACTGGGGCTTGCGGTCGAGCGAGCAAACAGCTGCACGATGGACGAGCTGCTTGGACATTACCTCTACCGTCCACTGTCCATCGACGCGGCATTCCGAACAGGGAGTGTATCCGATACGAAAAAACTGGCGGTGCTCTACCGTGCCGATGGCAGCACGGGCCTGTCCTACCAGGAAATGCTCAAGGCTATTGATGACGAACTGCCCGGTACGGACGGCAGTGGATTCGCAGGCGGACTCACCATCAGTGCCTACGACCTTGGAAAAATTGTGGCGTTGCTTGCCGGTGATGGCAAATACGAGGGCGCACAGTACCTTTCTCCGTCCATCGTCTCCACATTGGAGTCACACGGCGATAAGGCTGTGTCCGGCGGATTCTACCAGTGCCAGCCTCTGCGTCTGCGAGCCAATACCTATGGGCAGAGCAGATTGTTCTATCACACCGGCAGCGCATACGGTGCGTACAACCTCATGTGCTACAATCCTGACACGGGCTGCGGCGTGGTCGTACTTACCTCCGGAGCCAGCGGAAAGAAAGATACCGCCGGCATCTACGCTGTGTGCGGAAAAATCAGTAACCTGCTTTTTGCCGCAAACCCCTGAATTATCTTTCCGGAACAGAAATAAAACACAAAAGGAGAAGCAAAATGGGACTCTTAAACTACACGGTTATGGAACAGCCTTACACCGCCGCAGAAATTCTGAAAAATCTCGATGATGACGGCCAAATTTCCGGTGTCATTGGCATCTCGCTGGATGACATCATTGAAAATGACATGGAAGGATTCGATGATATTCTTACCGAGCGTCTCGTCGGGCTGAATTGCTGCCTATCGGAAATCAGCTACGATGTCGTTGGTGTAGAGCCTGACGAAAACTTTCTGCATATCCGCGTATCCGGATATGTGGATGATGTGGATTATCTTGAGAGCCAATGCGATAAATAGTTTTTGCCACCCTTCGGGGCTAAAACTGAATCCGCATTCAGCGAACCGCAAACCGCGAGCAGGCTTAATGCCTGCTCGCTTTTTTGTCCGGATTCCAAAGGTCCATGCAAGAGCAGAAATGCACCATGAGAGGGCATATTTGCACTGTTTTTCCGGGAGGAAAGGCTTCGTTGCCTTACTGGGCCGTAAAGTTCCTCGGTTCTTGGGTTCTTGAAAGGAGAATAAGGCGTTTTCTTCATCCGCCGGTATGCTGAGACCATACAAAGGAAGTATCACATACATAAAGAAAGTTCAGTCAGTATCCCTTGCGGATACTGGCTTTTATATATCACCTAATAATTCACGAAAAGGAGAAATGAAAAAATGAGCAGCAAGATTTTTGACGATTTCCAAGAAATGTTCCATGACGAGTCGGAATTTATCGACTCTATCCGGGACATGGAAAACAACAGCGAGTGGCTCCCCGAAATCCCTCGCAAAGAGCTTCAGGTCATTCCTCTGGATGGACCGATGTTCGTAGCGGACGCTGTGGCAAAGTATGGCGTTGACCATGATACGGCACATGATACCGCCGTCAACGATTTGCATGGTGGTTACGGTACGAACCTCATGGTTCAGTATCAGGGCACAACCTGGTGCCTGCGTGATACCGGTCGTGCGACACTCTACACCACCGCCGGTTTGATTGGCCCCGCCAATGCGAACATGGTGAAAGCGGAAGGGTTTGCCGACCTTGCGCAGTGCTTGAATATCGCTCTGCGGTATGCCAAGGGAAACGGGCTTCTCCTGCTGCGTTATGGCAAACTGTCCGCGCTGCACAGCGGCGCATCCGACGGTTACGCCATTATGCGCATCAGCGAGTTGGTCCGTATCACGAAGGAGAAGCTGAACAACCGATTCGGCGTCCCGAAGTTCAAGGAAGGGTTCAATTCCCATAGCTATACCAGCGCTGTGTGGGAGCTGCCCGACGTCCGTGACGACCTCATTGACAAGTACCAGAAGGCGCTTTCGAACGCGGTCTCCCGCAATCATGCTGTCAACTGGATGCCCGTTGTTCGACTGTCTACCAGCGACACAGCGACCAGTTCGGCAATTCTGATGCCGAAGCTGATGTCCCCAGGCGGGGCCTTCTCCTTCGCCATTGGAAAGGGCATTCGCGTCGAGCACAAGAAGCTGGCGGCAGGGAAGTACGGACTGGAGAAGTTCGAGGATGAAGCGGACGGACTGTACGCGCTGTTTGAGGATGGCGCTGCCATGATGCAGAAGATGGGAAGCATGGAAATCTCCAATCCCGTCAACTGCCTCGTCGGTATCTGCTCCTACCTGAAAATTCCCAGAAAGTACGCTGACCCGGCGCGTGAGGAGGTTGACACCTTCGTTATCAACTCGCCGCGTATGTCTGCGCTGGACATCTACCTGAGCATGGCACAAATCCCCACCTACGCCAAGCACGCAGGTGCGAGCGATGCGAAGGTTCTGGAGTTGGAAGAGCTTATCGGAAAGACGCTGAACCTCAACTGGTCCGATTATGACATCGGTGGAACAGTTGCTTGGAAGTAAGTGATTACGGCGGTGTGCGGAGCAATCCCACACCGCCGCCCATGAAAGGAGAACTGCTTATGTATGTCGAAAAGACAGATACCTACACCTGCGATTTCTGCGGCCACAACGCGAAGTGGGACGCCTCCGATGACGTCCACGGGGAACTGTGGTCGTGTGAGGCGGAAGGATGCGGAAAGGTTTTTTGCTCCAAGTGCTTCATCAGCGCGTTTGGACAGAAAATCTACATGACCATGATGCAGAGCGGCGAAAACGTCCTCTGCCCGGAATGTGCGAAGAAAAAGTACAAAAAGGAGAATAAGAAATGAGTTATTTTGAATGCAATCTGCCTGATTCCTGCCCGCATATCTGTGCGGGAAAACGGTCCTACTTCGAGGACACGGTGAAAGTCATTAAGGCCCGTATGGCAAAACTCGATGACGCGCTCGCAAAGTCCGGCATGGACGGCGCGGCGTTCGCGAAGACGGCCAAAATCCTGTTTGACAACAGCTTTGACCTGTTCGAGCGGATGGACAGCGTGGAACTTGCCATGTGGGTTCAGAACAGCTACGACGGGAAGCCTATCGAGCATCGCTTCGAGTGGCCGAATGCGGAGGTCGTCGTTGACTGCGCTTTCGTGCAGACGAAAGAGTGGGAGGCCCTTCGTCACTTCGGCATCGGCGGCTCTGACGCCGCCGCCATCCGTGGCGAGAGCCGGTACAAAACGGCGCAGGAGACCTACCACGACAAGGTGGGCACCCCTGAACTCATTCCGTCTAATGATGCCCAGGCCGTCTTCGAGCGTGGACACATCATGGAAGATAGAGTCATTGACGCCTTTCTGAAGCTGACTGGCTTCAAGCGGATTCCCGAAACACGGATGTTCCGTTCCCGGAAGTACCCGCATCAGACGGCGAACATTGATGGCATTGTCATCTCGCCGGATGGCCGCATCTTTGTCTTTGAGGCGAAAACGACCGTCGCGGAAAACTGGGACGCATGGAAAGACGGCAAGATTCCCCGCTCTTATGTCCCGCAGACGCGCCAGTATCCGGCAGTGCTGGATGATGACCGCGTGCAGGGAACATACATTGGCTGCCTGTTCATTGTTGACCTTATCGTTGGGGGACTTTACGTCGGCAGTGCGTACAGCGGCGAGCAGTTCGTCGCCCGCTGCGTCGAGCGCGATAAGCTGGCGGAAGACGACCAGCTGGCAAACGGAGAAGAGTGGTGGAACACCTATGTGGAGCCGAATGTGGAGCCGGAGGCTTCCGGTATCCCGAAGAAGGATATCGAAGTCATCCGAACCTATCACAGCGGCTATGCAGACCCCAGCGCCGATGCTGTCGATATGACGCACGACTTGGATATGCTGGCCGCCGCAAATGAGTGGCTCACGCTTGGTGAAAACCGCGCCGCGAAGCAGAAGGAAGTCGATGCCATCAAGGAGCGCCAGGATGCTATCTCTGAATTGTTCATGCTCAAGCTGAACGACGCCGTAGAGGGACGCATCAATCTTCCCGACAATGAGTTTATGGAAGTCAAATGGAGTCCGCGTTCGAGAACGAACGTGGATATGGAAACTCTGAAAATCCGCTTCCCTGATGCGTACAATCAGTGTGTGTCAGTAAATCCGGAAAGTTCACGGGTCTTCAGCATCAAACGGAAAAAGGTGCGTACTCGCAAAAAGTGATGCTTCTTCATTGAGAGGAGAAATGAAAAAATGAGACACATCAGCCACAGACGCTGTGCCTCCGGAAGGAGGTGACAGCCTTTGTGTAACGATATCAACCAGACGCTGAAGGAGGAGGTGCGCTGCAAACACTCCTTCACCATCCATTCGGCGGACGGCTTCATGGTCGTCCGCTATAAGGATGCGGATACCGGTGAGTATCTCGTCGCGTGCGGAAGCAACCTTCCGACGGCAAGCGACATCATCTACACCCTTCACGGAAAGTGGGGAATGAGCAAGAATGGGAAGTATGGACGCCAATTCGAAGTAAGCTACTTCGATATGGAGCAGCCAAAAGGTAAGGCGGCCATTGTCTCTTATTTTTGCAGCTTGAAATGCGGTATCGGGAAAGTCGTTTCCGGGCGTATCTACGCCAAATGGGGCGATGGCGTCTGGAATGTACTGGAATCTGACCCGTCTCAACTCAAGGCTGTCAATGGCGTTACTGATAAAACAGTAACAAAGCTGATGACCAGACTGAAAGAGACGGAGTTTCAGCGGAAAATCATTGCAAAGCTCGGCGATGCAGCGGCGGCGATTACGCCAAAGATGCTCAACGACTTGGTACGCTACTGCAACAAGAATGAGCTTGACCCGCTGGATACCGTTGAGCATCATACTTATTCCCTGATGCAGGTGCGCGGCTTCGGCTTCGAGACCGTGGATAGGCTGGCGCGTGCGCTGCCGGATTTTGACCCCGCAAGGTCGGCACGCCTTATCGCATCCCTTGCTTATATTTTCGAGCAAAAATCTATGGAAGGCCATGTGTGCGTTCCAAAGGACGAACTGCTCGGTGAGATGACCAGGGTGCTTAATGCTGGCTTCCATAACGCGGTGTCCGAGGACAACTGCAAAGAGGCGCTGAACTTAGCGTACAAGATGAAGGCCATCAAGGTCACAGCCAACATGGTCTATTCCACCAAATCCTTTGAGGAGGAGACGGGGATTGTCAAAGATATTCGCCGCATTATGAGCGCTTCCGATTCTAAAATCACAGAAATTGATACCTTTATCGAAGAGTACGAAGATGCGAACTTCAAGCTGGCCGACAGCCAGCGAGACGCCGTACACGGTGTTTTTGAGCATCAGGTCGAAATCATCACTGGCGGACCAGGCACGGGCAAAACAACAGTCACAAAGGCTGTTCTCTATGTCCATCAGCAAGTGTTCGGTGGAGATTCCAATGCTGTGCTTCTGGCTCCGACGGGAAGAGCCGCAAGAAGAATGTCTGAGGCAACCGGCTTTCCAGCACAGACCATTCATTCTGCTATCGGTTACACCGGAGTACCGGAGCTGGACAACCGCAACGAGGGCTTCCTGGAGGGAAACTTGTTTATTATTGACGAGTCCTCCATGATGGACCAATTCATCGCTGCGAAACTTCTGTCCATGATTCCTGATGGAGCAAAGGTCGTCTTTGTCGGCGACCCTGACCAGCTGCCATCTGTCGGTGCCGGTAATGTGCTTCGCGAAATGATTCGCAGCAAGGCTGTTCCAACAACCAGACTGAGCGTCATTTTCCGTCAGGCACAGGATAACCCCATTGTTGGGAATAGCCTGAAAATCAACCAGGGCTGCACAAACCTCACTTTTACTAACACATTCTGTTTCATTGAGCGGTCTGCACCGGAAGAAATTCTCCGCACCGCCTGCGCGTTCTATGTGAAAGCGGTGAAGAAATTTGGTCTGGAGAATGTGATTCTGCTGAATCCGTTCCGGAACAAGGGCCTGCTCTCCGTCAACGAGTTCAACCGCCAGCTCCAGAATCTTATCAATCCGCCCATAGAAGGGGAGGAGAGCATCAAAATTCGAAAGCTGGAGTTTCGTCCGCGTGATTTGGTCATGCAGACGAAAAACACGGAAATCGCTATGAACGGCGATATCGGCGTTATCCATGAAATCAGCAAAATGCCGGACCCGGACGATATGAACAGATGGACTTACATCGCGTCTATCGAATTCAACGGGGACGGCAAACGCCATGACTATACGCCTGAGATGATGCAGGACCTTGACCTTGCTTACTGCACAACCGTGCATAAAAGTCAAGGGTCAGAGTACCAAACCGTCATCATGGTGGTATCCGAGGAACACAAAGTTATGCTCAAGCGCAATATCATCTATACGGGCGTGACGAGAGCCAAGCAGAACGTCGCGTTGATTGGTCAAACAGAGGCGCTCAACACCGCCATACTGAACAACCAGACAGATGTTCGGCACACCCTTTTGGGCGACCGGCTTCACGCTGCGTTCACGGTGATAAGTTGAAAAGCTGCGCGTCTTCCTGAAAAAGGAGGACGCGCAGTTTTTTTGTATATTTTCGGCCTTTTTGGATATTCAGTCAGAAATAAATTGACTAATAAGTGTATATGTGGGATAATATATAGAGCGGAACCCCAAAAATTTTGAAAGGAGAAATTTTGCATGAATAGGAAAAACCGTGTGTGTTCCGCCGCACTCTCGGCAGTTCTGACGCTTACGCTGGTCACAGCACCGGCACAAGCTCTCGACACTGCTGGGGCGGAGAGGACAGAAGGGGGCTATGCCGTAATGCAGGCCGTGTCCGGCCTCAGTATCGGCGAAATCGACAGCAGCGGCATCATCTACAACGGAAAAGCACAGACGCCGACACCAAAAATCACAGTGGGCGGTACGGAGCTGGTTGCTGGTACTGACTTCCGGATGGAATACAGCAACAATGTTCACGCCGGCACGGGAATTGCGTACATTCTCGGAATGGGAAAGTATGCAGGGTATGTTGGCAGCTGTGAGTTCACCATTCACCCCGCTCAGTTAGTCGTGAAGGTGGACGATGTGCAGGATGTCAAGGACCCGGCCTCCTACACCTACACGATTCTTCAGGGGACACTTGCTTCCGGAGATTCGCTTGGACAGCCGCAGTATTCCGTGAAGGATAACGGGAACAGCACCAAGACGGTCAGTGTGACCTTCCAGGACAACGCCGATTACGAAATCACGGTTCTGCCCGGTACTCTGACGATTGTCCAGACGCTCGGCACCGTCGTTATCAGCGGACCGTCCAACGTCTTCTACAACGGCAGTGCTCAGACGCCGAAGCCCACCGTTCAGGACGCTTCCACCGGAAAGACGCTGACAGAGGGACGGGACTACAATCTCGTTTACCGCAACAACGTCAATGCTGGCAAGGCCAGCGTCACCATCAACGGAATCGGCAGCTACAGCAAGGTCAGCGAGATGCGTGAGTTCACCATCCAGGCAGCTCCCATCACGGTGCGCATCCGCGACGTGCGTTGCAGCATCCGAGATACCGACCCGACCTTCCGCTATGACATCACCAGCGGGAGCCTCGCCCCCGGCGACAGCCTCGGTTCGCCTCGTTATTCCGTCTATTCCAAGACGGGCTACTCTTATGGACCGTACTTTGGCATCCGTGCGGAATTCCCTGTGAACCCGAATTATGCTATTACGGTTCGTGAAGGAACAATGACCTACTATGATGTCAAGGTCGATGATGACGTCATTAGCACGAACTTCCGCGTAGTTGTCAATGATGTCTACTATGACGGCACCTACCAGGAGCCGACGGTAAAGGTCTATGACCGCTATAACAACCGTCTGACGGAAGGCGAGGACTACACTCTGAGCTTCTCCAACAACAGACAGGTTGGCACGGCAACCGTCTTTGTTACCGGCATCAATAGTTACCGAGGCTCGTATGCCACGGAGCATTTCGAAATTCTTTCCAATCACTCCAAACCGACGAATGACCGGTATACCATCGACGCTTCCGCTTCCGATGGCGGCCGCATTTCTCCGTCTGGCACGAATACCGTGCGGGATGGTGCGGATAAGACTTTCAACTTCTATGCGAACAGTGGCTATGAGATTATCGGCGTCTATGTCGATAACGAGTATGTCGGAACCAAGAGCAGCTACACCTTCCGCGATGTCAGCGAGGACCACGAGATTTACGTTGAGTTCGCAAAGCGTAATTCCTCTAACTCCAGATATGACATCACCATTCGCTCCAGCTATGGCGGTACGGTAACGCCCAATGACAGCGGCAGTGTCACCGTTGCCAGAGGAAATAGCCGCACGTTCTACTTTGAACCCGATGCAGGCTATCGGATTTCTGCCGTTTATGTGGACGGTTCTCTGGTTTCCACCCGCAACAATCAGTACACCTTCACCAACGTCAGAGATGACCACCGCCTCGACGTGGAGTTCACCAGAATCAACGGGTACTGGGACAATGCCGGCAACTGGTATCCCGGTGGACCGAACCATGACTGGACTCCGGGCTGGAAGAATCCGTACTATGACGTGAGCAACTCTGCATGGTACTACAATGAGCTGTGCTACATGACTTCTCGCGGCATCGTCAACGGTGTGTCCAATGACGTATTCTCCCCGAACACGCCCGTTTCTCGCGGTGAGCTGGTTCTGCTCCTGTACCGTATCTGCGGAAGCCCAAATCCCGGACGTCACACCTACTTCAACGATGTCGCTGCTTCCTCTCCCTTTGCTCATGCAATCTACTGGGCTGCGGAGAACGGCATTGTCACCGGCTACGGTGATAACTCCTTTAAGCCGTATGCCGCCGTTACTCGTGAGCAGGCAGCCGCTATCCTGTACCGCTACGCTACCTACCGTGGCTTCGCTTACTATCAGGAGACTGGCGTGCTGAACGCTTACGCTGATTTCTACGCGGTTTCTTCTTACGCCGTTCGCCCGCTGAGCTGGGCAGCGACCAATGGCATTGTCGTGGGGCAGTCGAACCAAACGCTTGGTCCGCAGTACCACATGACGAGAGCTGAAACCATTGTCATGCTCTATCGCTTCTGCACCATGTTCGGCCAGTGAACCGCTGGGGTTCTTGAGTTCTCAGGTTCCGAACAGACAGGTTTTGAAAATTGAAAATCGTAGGGTATGATGGCGTTACATTAAAGAAGTATCTCTCATGAAATTGACTTGATACTTCGCTGGGACAAGCGCATTCGGAACTGTCCGCAGGGAAGAATCGCTTGTCCCATTTTTTTAATGTGCAAGCTACAACCACAAAAATTATTTCGAAAAGGAGAAAAAATCATGTCTGAGTACACCAACAACCTGAACGTCGTCTCCACCTACAAGGGCGAAAAGAGCGTCAGCATCACCGGCACGTTCCAGTGCGGCATTCACTTCCCCAAGAGTGGGGCAAAGCCGTTCAAGGTCATCGAGCGCACATCCAAGAACAACAAGCAGTACAAGCAGATTGCCTGTACTGTTGTTATCTCCCCGGATGACCGCAAGAACAACAACGGCAATCCTTTCTCTTCTGTCTATTACGATGGGAAGTACCTGACCTTCAAGGAGTTCCTGGAAACCACCGGCGTCGAGCTTATCAAGGGCAAGCTGTATGCCGGCGTGTTCATGGACCGCAGCACGATGGGCCTGTATCAGGTCATGGGCGACCCCAATTTGACCTTCAAGCAGAACATCGTTCTCTCCGGCGAACTGTCCGTCTATACGGATAAGGAAGGGAAGAAGCGTGCCGCTTTCGGCCGCGTGTCCCTGTTTGCCAAGGACCATGTGGGAGCCGATAAGGTGGAAAAGGAGAACGCAAACGTCATGCTGGAGAGCGGCGGCAACGCGCAGGCGTCCGGCGGTAGTCCTGCCGCATACGCTTCCGCAGCGCCCGCTATGAACGATGACGGCTTTATCGACATCTCTGATGATGACGGTGAGCTGCCGTTCTGATTCGGCACATACAATGCAAGGAGACACCGATTTCTCGGTGTCTCCTTTGTTGTAAAAACTTTTTAGGGAGATGCAACGTCAATAACCCCACGGCTAAAGCCGGGGGCTTGTGGTGCGAACCACGAGCCTGATTGACTACCCTAAGTGCTTCGAGCACTACGTTACCCAGGAATAGATAGGCACCGGTGGACGTGCATCCGAATCTGCCGCTCTGCGGTGTGTGGTTAAACAGCTCTGAGGGTAAGGAGCAGTGCCGCGCATACAAAACCCTGGGATAACATTGGGTACGGATACCTGACAGCCGAAAGGCTGAGCGGCTCAATTTTTAGCCGCATCCAAAGAAAGGAGGCATCAACGTATGCCAAAGGTCTATGTTCTCAACCGGCACGGGCGTCCGCTGATGCCCTGCACCACGGTGAAGGCCCGTCATCTTCTGGATGCGGGCAAGGCAAAAGTGAGACAAAGGACACCGTTTACCATTCAGCTGCTCTACGGCAGTACCGGCTACACGCAGGAGGTCGTCCTCGGTGTGGACGCCGGCAGCAAAACCATCGGCCTTTCGGCTTCCACCGAAACGGAGGAACTGTTCTCCGCAGAGGCCAAGCCGCGCAACGATGTGGTCGAGCTGATGTCCGCACGCAGGCAGTTCCGCCGTGCGCGGCGTACCCGCAAGACGCGGCATCGCAAGCTACGGTTCAATAACCGTGTGCGGAGCAAGCACAAAGGCTGGCTCGCACCCTCCGTGGAGGTCAAGATTCAGGAGCACATGACCGCCATCCGGCGTGTCTGCGGCATTCTGCCCGTCAGCAAGGTGGTCGTGGAGACCGCTGAGTTCGACTTGCAGCGCCTCAAGGCCGTCGCGGAAGGGAAGCCTGTCCCGCAGGGCGAGGACTACCAGAAGGGCGAGATGTACGGTCACTACAACGTGCGCCAGTACGTCCTGTGGCGCGACGGCTATACCTGCCGCGTCTGCGGGGCGCACGGCTCCGTCAAGAAGGGCGTCCCGCTCCATGTGCATCATCTTGAGAGCCGCAGGGTAGGCGGCGACGCGCCGGACAATCTGGTGACGCTCTGCACCGCCTGCCACGATAAGCTCCACAAGGGGATTATCACGGTCGAGGACCTCAAGAAGCGCAAGCGCCGCTCCACCCGCGACGCGACCTTCATGGGCATCATGCGCATGACGTTGCTGCGGAGGCTTTGGGAGCAGCTCCCTGTCCCCGTTGTGGAGACCAGGGGCTACATCACCAAAGTTACGCGGGAGAAGCTGCTGGTGCTGCCGAAGAGCCACACCAACGACGCGCTGGCAATCGCGCACGGCCCGCAAGGCTTCCGTGCGGGATACCTGCCGAATATCCGACAGGCGGACCGGCTTTACACCATCCGCCCCGTGAGACATCACAACCGTCAGCTGCACAAGGCGACCATCCTGAAGGGCGGTGTGCGGAAGGCCAATCAGGCGGAGAAATACATCTGCGGCTTCCGCCTCTACGACAAGGTACTCTACAACGGTATCGAGTGCTTTGTCTGGGGGAGACGTACCAGCGGTTCCTTCCTACTGCGGCAGCTCAACGGAGAAAAGGTCAAAGATGGCGTGAGCCACAAACAATTAAAACTATTGGAACGCAGCCAAAGTTATCTGGTTGCATAGTACGAAAGGAGGGACGCTGCTCCTCCCCATAGCTAAAGCAAGGGGTATCCGCAGCGACAATTCGATGAAGGAGAAAGAACCCAAAATTGCCTCATTTCGGAATGCTACGACCATCTATATGGGCCATGCAAACGGACAGGACGGGGAGTGGGACCTGTTTTACAGCGTACATTTTGAGGACCGTTCCGCCGAAAGAAAATGCTCCGTTGAGAAGGCTGGAATTATCCTTGGCACCATTTTCGAAGACGCCATCTTCGCCGATAAGGTCTCCGAGGATATCGTGCTGTCCCGTGCTTCTCGCCGCCAGTCTTACGACTATGTTGAGAAGCGGCAGCGTTTTCAGATTCTGGACATGGTGAACAAGGTTTCTTTTATCCTGGAATTGTATCCGAGAACGAAGGAAATCTACGCCATCACAGTCCTCACACAGGACAGAGAGGCCATCAATAAAAAAAGAAATACCGTTGTCATAAAGATTCTTCCAGCTGTTGAGCGGGAGGATGTCGTGGAATCAAAAGTTGTCTATTATGATTACGACTTGCGCATCCGGGCATTCAAGAAACTGTACGAGCAGGTTATGGATGCGTCCTGCCTGCCTTGCGAAGATTGAGTTGCCACAGCAGAAAGAATCACACAACAAGACACATCAACAGGGTAGCATAGCTACCCTGTTTTTTTGCGTGTTGATGAAAAAAGATTATTCGAACAGCTCCCCCTCCTCGTCAGCGAGTGTCTTTAGATACTTAAACACCGTCTCAAACGAATCAGGCGAGTGGTCATACTCTGTAATATGATTGAGCGCAAAGTAAGGTTCAACCATATTCACAACCATGAAGATGGGTAGGTGGTTGTCCTGTGCGAGTTTCACGATGCGTTCTCGGCGCTCAGGCAGTAAAAAGATATCGTCGATGAACCCGCACAGGGCGTAGAACTCGTTGTCATCAGGTGTGAGGGGAGCAACTGGCAGATTGGCAGTCTCCGGTATATCGTGGCCGGAAAAAGACTTCTTGTTCATAAAAACCTCCACAAAAAAGAAATATGGTGAATGGACACAGTTTCACAAAGAACTGTCCATCCACCATATTATTGAAGGGGAGAAATGAAAAAAATGATGCAAACGTGTTATCCATCGTTGCAAGCATATTATACCAAATTTGCATTAAAAAGTCAATCCAATTTTGAGGATTCCCAGAAAACCATTCCAATTCGCAAGAATTCTTGGGTTCTTGGGTTCCTTGTGCAAAAATGGGCCATTTCTCATATTTATCGCTATGCTAAGAACATACCAAGGAAGTATCACAAACAAAAAGAAAGTTCAGCCAGCGGTTATAGACCGCTGACTTTTATATAAACAAGACTATTTTATAAAGGAGAAATAAAAAATGAAACTGGTACTTGCAAAACAGGATTTCCGGAATAGCGATGCTTGGTCTGAGGTTTGCGATACGCTGGGCCTGCCGGATAATACTACACAGGTCGAGATATCCGCATCCGCAACGAAAGTCCGCACGGTAGAACATCCAGCATGGGAAGAAAAGGAATTTTGGCAGAATTTGGTTGCCGAGCACATTATGGGCGTAGATTTGGTTGATGCAGTACGCAACGGCGAAGTCGATGGCCTGAAAATCGAGCCGAGTGAGGATGAAGCGGGCTATGTGAAGATGATGATGCGTCGGCGTCTCAAAGACAACGAGCAATGGGACAGAGAGACTGTCGAAGATGACCCCTACGAGCTGTCTTCCGCAATCTTGTCGAGCCTGACAATCCGTAACTGTCAGCAGCTTCTCAAGCCGTATCTGGAATAATTCCAGTTATTTCAACTCATCTATATTGGCACTGCTTATATCAAACATCAAATATGAACGATTCCACAAATATTGTAAAGGAGAAATGAAAAAATGAAACTGACAACAGAAGAAAAGGCAAAGCTGAAATCCAATATTGAGAAAATCAAGGCATACATCGAAGCCGAAATCAGCCCGAAGCTCTGTGGTGAAGCGATTACTGTCTATTTTGGCAATGTGGTACACTTTGCCAACGGCACCACCGGGAAGCAGTATCGTCTCTATGTAGACGGACGCAGTGTTTGCGGAGGTGCAGGGAATCTGTGCATGAACCTGCTGCCAACCGGCACGCAGGAATTCGGCTGTTCTGACTTCTGCACTCGTTCGGATGCTGGCCTTGAGCTGATTCATTCGTGGCCTGCTATCAAGCAGGAACTGCTTCAAAAGGTGCAGAATGTTGCGGAGCGCAAAAGCAGCCTTGACAATTTTGAACTTTGAAAGAGAGGATATGCAATGTTGAGCAATGTGAAACTGACTGCGGCCAATGTTCCGCACAAGGAAAGCCTGACCACGGAAGAGAAGGCAACTCTTTGGAAGAACATTTCTTCAGCCCTTATTGAGACTGGTCGTCCAGGCATCAAGCGACTCCTGAACTGGATGCAGTCGGACTGTGGAAACGGCGTGATGAACTATGTCAACGCGCCCGCATCTACGAAGTACCACGGGAACTATCCTGGCGGTTTGATGGAGCATTCCTGGAATGTCTATGTATGGCTGACTATCATCGTAGGCAACGCCAACTCCATGAAGGACGCCGACGCGCAGCTCAAGAACGAGGAAAGCAAGGCAATAATGGACTCCGCTGCCATCGTCGCGCTTCTCCATGACATCTGCAAGGTCGGGTTCTATTCGATGGAACCGAAGAACCGGAAGACGTATGACGCGGAGAAGGTGAAAAACGCCCTTCAAAAGGACGTAAAGCACGACAGCCTCGGAGATTTCATCTGGGAGACGGTTATGAGCTACACCGTGACCGATACGCACAAGTTCGGCCACGGAGAGGCCTCCGTTGCCATCATCGAGAAATTCCTCGGCGTACTGGGACTTACCACGGAGGAGCGCATGGCTATCCGCTACCACATGGGAGACTTTGCGAATGAGCGCGAGACCAGTGAGGTCTATAATCGCTACCCGCTCGCTGCTATGCTCCACATGGCGGACCTTGCTGCGACCTACCTGGAAGAGCGTGAGTGTACGGACCAGATGGATGTATTCTGGGATACCGTTAAGGCATTTGCGCGGCCGGTCAAAGCGCCTGAGCAGGCTCAGCCTGCCACAGCGGATGCACCTAAGCCTAATGCGGAAACACCCTCAAAACAGGAAATGCCTCGCGGCCCGTTTCCGGGGCAGGGCTGACATGGAGCAATGCAAAAAGGCGTAGATTCCTACAATTAAACTGTGGATTGGCTGAGCCTGACTCCTTGTCAGCTCAGCCAATCCCACCGCTTAATTGGAAGAAGAAGTTAAAAAGGAGGAGAATGCACTATAGATATTCAACTATCCAACAATAAAGAAAAAGTCATCGTCTCCGATTTGCCGGACATGGGAGGGAAAGATATCATCATCCCATCTGCTATGTGGCCGCTCAACGGAAAAACAGGCATCGTCCTGAGCCACGACAATACTGTGCCGTGCAAAGATGACGGTATCCGCTCTGTTTTTGATGGGATGCAATTCACTGTTGGAGGCTGTTACCACAACGCTTTCATTTTGCGTGAAGCATTGCGGAACGCCGGCTATCAAGCTGACACTTATGCTGGATGGCTATTCGTGGGAGATACGATTCCTGCCCATCATTGTGTCGTCATCCTCAATGAGGACACCGTATTGGACCCGACTGTTATCGACTACCGAAAAATGGCGCTTGATAAATTGGACAAGAGAGAAGCTGTTGTGGACTTCCTCAAGTCCATGCAGGACAAGCCCAAAAGCAGTTACACCACTTTCGGGCAGGTCTTGCCCGGAATGATGTACTTCGTATCCAAATGCGAAGCTCGTGCAGCACATCGGACCAGAGCGAAGCTGGAAAAAGCATACCAGAACCACCCGGCGTTTGGCCGATTTATGAAGGGAAAGAGCCAGACGCCCATACAGGAAATGATTGCGAACGCTGGGATTTCTAATTTTTGAAAGGAGAAATGAGTTATGGAAAAGAATCTTGAGCTGACTATCCGCATGGATAACGACCATGTTGAAATCGACATTTACGAACCCGAATCGGGGGAGTGTTCTCAAATCGACGCTCCGCTGAGTTTCGACGAGCATCCTGAGTTCGATAAGAACATCGGCGACGAAATCTACAGCTGGCTCTCGCTCTGGGCAGACGAGTTGGCTGGCAAGAACTAATCGAAAGGCCCCCACAATTCTGGGGGCCTTTTTTCATCATTTTATTGACAATCAAGATGTTATGTGGTATAATACAAACATAAATTGAAGGAGGCAAAACACGCGGGTGCTTCGGCAGGAGCAAATGCCCGTCGGTTCGAATCCGACCGCCCGCCATTTTTTCTTTCTCCCTTTTCATTCAAATACATCTGCCCTGGCAGGCGGCGTCGTAGTCTGCCTTTCTCCTTCAGTATATATGCGGGTGCTCCGGCAGGGGCAAACGCTCGTCGGTTCGAATCCGACCGCCCGCCATTTTTTTCTTCTCCTTTTTTTACCCATACATCTGCCCCGGCAGGCGGCGTTATAGTCTGCCAATCCCCCCTTAAAGCAATATATGCGGGCGCTTTGGTAGGAGAGCGCACTCGCCGGTTCAAATCCGGCCACCCGCCATTTTTTCAACTTTCTCCATTCATGAAGCGCCCTGGCAGGCGGCATTGTAGTCTGCTTTCTCCTCTAAAAACTGTTTATGCCGGCAGAAGTCTGGGCGGATTCAGCTTCTTAATCCAAAAGGATGTAGAGTTCACGGGTTCGAATCCCGTTGCTGGCGCACTCGTCGAGATTACGACCCCGGCAGACGGTCCCAAAGTCTGCCCGCGAAATATTGAGGTGTAGCCAAGTGGTAAGGCATGGGACTTTGACTCCCTGACTCGCTGGTTCGAATCCAGCCATCTCAGCCATTCTCCCAAAGAAAAAATGCTGGCATAGCTCAGTTGGCAGAGCGACGCACTCGTAATGCGTAGGTCGCCGGTTCAAGTCCGGCTCCCAGCCCCATTTGGTCTCTTAGCTCAGTTGGTAGAGCACCTGACTGTTAATCAGGGTGTCGCTGGTTCGAGTCCAGCAGGGACCGCCATTGCGGAAATTCCCGTCTTCCGCATCCAAAAGAGATGGGCTTAACAGAATATAGTGGTGAAAATCCAACGGGGCGGGAACCCATCCGTGCCGACAGGACAGTAAAAGTTGTTTGTCCAGCCACATCTCTTCTTTTTCAAGCCCGGATTCCTCGGAAAATGTGCCACCGAGGGCGGATAGTAAATCCGGCATGAGCGGAATAGCTACTCGCTCGCGGGGAGTCTATATGCTATCGTGGTGGAATTGGCAGACACAGCAGACTCAAAATCTGCTGCTGGAAACAGTGTAAGGGTTCAAGTCCCTTCGATAGCACCATCCCGGTATGCGGGCGAGGAAGCGCAAAAAGCTAAGTGCTGGGCGGCTGGCATCATTGCTAAGTGTTTGGCGGCTGGTAGGAAGGCGTCCGCGACCGGGAGCCGAACAAAAATGCTGGAATAGCTCAGTTGGTAGAGCGACGCATTCGTAATGCGTAGGTTGTCGGTTCGAGTCCGACTTTCAGCTCCATCCCTTGCTGAAAACTGCACCGGAAGATGCGTCCGGCCCGATACAACCGAGCAAATTCGGGGCTGCGACTTTTCGGAGCACAGTCATCGGGTCGCGGTGTGTGACAATCTAAGCGGGGGTTATGCCATCCGGGATGGTCCCGGACCAGAGGGCCGGGGCGGGTGTTCGATTCCCCAAGCGGCGAGGTTCGACTCCTCGCGGCAACGGTTGATGGCCCTCTCTTCACCTTAAAAAGCTCTTGCGGATAAGAACTTTTTTCAGTTGTATTGCCTCTCTATTTTCTGGCGAAACGACTGTTTTTCGCTCGGATGCGGTTGCAAACGCAAAGAGCTGAATCCGCAATACAGGGGCGAATGTTCTAAGGCTGGCGATGCGGTCTCCAAAACCGCGTGTGGTGGGTTCGATTCCCAACCGTCCCTGCCATACATATCGGGGTGCCTGGAGATGGTTCCAGTCCGGCCTCATAAGCCGGTTGACGCGGGTTCGAGTCCCGCCCCCGAAACCAGATGCCGAGTCGCTCTCGGCTGATGTGAGCGTGTGCAGAAAGCCTCACGAAGAATGACAATGCCCGACAATTCAGGCGCGGAGCCGGTGGGTATACACGGCGGCTTGCGAAAGCGCCCATGACGCGCAAGTAAACGATGCCTCGATTGTCGGGAGCTGCAACAAGCAGCGTTGGTGTTTAACGGTCAGCACTCCGGTCTTCCAAACCGGCGGTGCCGGTTCGAATCCGGTACGTTGCTCCACGTCCAGTGCTCGGACAAAGTACACGTCTGAACGGTCTGCCCACAGATAGAGCACATCAGGGCAGGGGAAACGGGGACTCACGGGGGCTAACCGCAAGCAGCCGCCCCGCAGCGGTGACAGTCCGGAGAGACGGGCAAGCAGCAGCCAGCAAAAGCGGCGTCGCAAACTATCCGTTTTTCGCGGGTTTGTCTTGTGATGCCGCTTATTTTTTGAATTTTTTGCCCACCGAAAGGAGCTTACACATGGAAAAAATCACACGAAAAGTGACCGCTACGGTCATCCATTATTCCGAGGCCGTTTTGGAGAACGGTATGCCGGCATTCAAGGAATGTCCGTCCGAACTGGTCGCAGATGCTGTCGATTCCGCTCAGGCCCTCGCTTATCTGCGCAAGAAGTACGGAACAGACCGCTCTTTCCTCGTGACTGGTCTGGAGACGTCCACAAAGAAGTATGAGATGGACCTGGCTCTGTTCGTAAAGACCGCCACGCCGGTCATGGAGGTAAATGCTGTACCGGACGCAGAGCCGGAGTCTGAACAGACTGCGCCTGCTACTCCCACTTCGGAAGCGCCTGCTGCCGCAGTTGAGGTAGCCGCATCCGCACCTGTTCAGGAAGCCACTCCTGCACCCGTAGCTGCGGAGTTTACTCCCGCGCCTGTTGCGCCTGTCGCACCGGTTGAGCCTGCTGCACCTGCCACCGAACCCGCTGTGGCCGTTGCCGTTCCCGCAGGCGAAGTTGAAATTTGACCGTCATGCACAGCAGAGCGAAAGAAAGGGCAAAACTTCTGACAGCTATTGCCGGTGTTGCGCTGATAGTTGCGGCAGCTGTCGGAATCACTATCTCACTGATGACCGGGATGCCGTCGGGAGGCGGCATCTCAGGTCAAGTAACCATCCAGCCCTATACAGAGGATTCCCTTGCAGATATGGATGCAAAAGGAACCTTCTGCAAGTCCGTGCTCTCCACAAAGGTAAATAGGAAACTGGAGAAGAACGGATATTTAATGCTGGACACGAAGAAGGAATACGAAAAGTACCTGAGCGAATACCTTGACATCGTGCAGGTGGAGCCGGAACAGGTCCCGCTCGTCGATGACTGGTATGCCGCCGGATATAAGGCGATTGTTTTCTCCACAGATGCCTACGGAACAGAGGTCAATCTGGTGGCCGCCGAGCAGTATATCGGGGACGAGAGCGTTAAAATCGTCATCGAACCGGCAGAAATCAATCCTGCCTTCCAGTTCAGTCAAGATATCTCTAACTGCAAGCAGACCTCTGTAATTGTCTATATTCAAGCGGAGATTCTGAATAATGCGGAAAGCATTGAATTTCTGGTGAAAGGGGAGAGTTGAAAAATGGCAAACCGAACGCTGAAAACGCAGCCGGGCGTCGATGCCTGGTGCAGTCTCCCTGACAAGCTGCTGTCCGAACAGGGGAAAGCCCTGGTATCTTCCGACCCTGACTTGAGCGAGCAGACGCTTCGCCTACTGAGCGAAATTGAACAGCATAAGGACGAGGACATGAAGTGTTCCTTTGAAGATGTGTGCTTCTACGATAAAGGAGGACACTCTAAATCCGTTGGACTGGCCTGCCTGTCTATCTGCATCAAGGCAAACCCGTATGCTTCTCTCGCAGAGGTTGCGGCCAGATATTCCGCCATGAGAAACAAGAACTTTGCGGCAGTCGCAAGAGCATTGGCAGACCTGAAGCACGAGAAGGGTTCTTTCATCGTTTATTCCAGAAATAGACACGACGGAACTATTCAGGTAAACGCCTGGATGCCGTTCATCGTCAACGCGGGGCATGAGCTGCCTCCTGTGAAGGGAAGTGCTACCATTGCGTAGAGCCATCTATAAAGGCGTTGTAGTAGGTGTCCTGATTCTTGGCATCGCATATTTTTGGCACGAGCAGGGCGAGCTTTATATGGACGTCCTGCGCCATATCCCTCAAATCCTGTTTGAAGGATACCAACCTGCGGCGTTTGACCCAGAGGTTCAAAAGAAATTTGGAATATGGGTCCTGACGGAATGCCTACTCGCCGTATTTCTGCTTCCTAACGGCAGAAAGCGTAGGAAATGGGAAAAGGATGATGACGAGGACGAGGACTGAGCGAATCACTCTCATATACTCGGCCGTGTGATACATAAAATTCGCAGTGGAGGTGTTTCAGGTGAAAAAGCCAACACAAGTGGTATTTACCATCGAATGCGGTGCGACTCCTGACGAACTAATGCAGGCCATTCAAGATATCGTGCTTTCAAAACTGCTTGCCGGCCGAGCGGAGGTAGCATCTTGAACGAGCGGGATGTGCGTGGTATAATCGAACCAGCAGAATTTGGCTGGCATCGAAAGGAGGCCGGCACATGAGAATGTGCGGATACGCACGAGTTAGCACCGACGAGGAACGGCAATTAGATAGCTTAGAGCATCAGATGGAGTTTTTCTCGGATTTTGCAAAGCAGAATGGGCATCATCTGGTCAATGTCTACACGGACGAAGGAATTACAGGCAGACAGCTCAAAAAGCGCGATGCGTTCAACAAAATGCTGAGTGACTCAAAACTTGGGCTATTTGACCTTCTTGTGGTCAAGGATGTCTCACGATTTGCACGAAATACTGTAGACCTACTCACGTCGATTCGACAGCTCAAATCGAGAGGAATCGACGTGATTTTTGTCAATAACAGCCAGAAAGTGCTTGGCGAATCGGAGTTCGTCATCACGCTGCTCGGCGCTGTGGCGCAGGAGGAAAGCTCAAACCTGTCTAAGCGAGTCAAGTTCGGGAAGAATATTACATCAAAGAAAGGAAGAGTACCGCCGCGAATTTTCGGATATGACCGGATTGATAACTTCACTATGGAAATCAACGAGAGGGAAGCGGAGGTCGTCAGAGAAATCTATCATCTCTACATCGACGAGGGACTTGGATGCCGCCTTATCGCCATCACACTTGGCGAAAAGCAGATGAAAACCAAGTATGGTAACGATTGGAACCAGAGGAACATACGGAGAATACTGGAGAACCCAATTTACAGCGGACATTACATCAATCACCGCTACACCGTTGTGGACTTTCTGGAAGGAACGACGAAGGCGCTGCCGAAGGAACAGCATTACCACCATGACCGCCCGGAATGGGCCATCATAACGCCAGAACGCTTCCAGCAGGCACAGGAAATCTTGGAGCAGAGGAGAAAACAATACGCGACCGAATACACGCATTTCACCGGGCGATACAGCAACAGGCATTTATTCAGCACCCTGATACGCTGCAAGGAATGCGGACGGGCCTTCTCACGAAGAGTGACGCATTATCCAAACTCCGATTACATTTACTGGCGATGTCCAACCAACAACCAGTATACCGCAAAACGATGTTCCAACAACACAATCGTCAGAGAGGATGACCTAATTGAAACACTCTCCACCTACCTGAAAGAGGTTGTCTCTAACAAAGAGGCCATCGCTCAGGAAATCGCACGCAAGTTTAAGGAAGCAAATGCGGTGGAGGGAAGTAAGCCAGACGCTCAAGCGCTTGAGGCGAAAAAGGTCAAGCTGAAGGCAAAGCTGGAAAAGTATATGGAGATGTACGCCAATGATATCATCACGATGGAAGCGTTGAAAAGTAAGACAGCAGAAATCAACGAATCTATCAATGTGATTGATGACCAGCTTATTCTCCTCGAAGGACAACGCACACAGGAAAGGACCATCGAAAGCATCACGAATGAAGCGATGGCGGAAATTGAGCGGTTTCTCAGCCTGCAATCTGCAACCAATATGGACCTCAGAAGAATTATAGATTCTATCATCGTGGACGACAAAAAGAAGGTGAAAATCAATCTAAAAATAACGGGCAATTTGTAAAGAGGAGCTGCTTTGCATACCTACTTGGTGTAGACCATAGATGTCATCGACACCAAATAGGAGTCCACGCCCCACGCACACGCTGCAAAATAACACAGCCAACACGCACATTTGGTGTCAATTACATCTGACAATGATACTAAATAGGCATCCAGCCAAATTCTGCAATTTCAATCTCTGACATAAGTCAATAATCCCCCACCAAATCTAACGAGACAGGAGCGATTTTTCTATGATGAATAGCAATCTCGAACAAATTCAGGAGAGACAGCGCGTCCGCGCCCGCATCATTGCTGGTGTTGCCTTCCTTGCTCTGCTACTCTTGCGGTGTGTGATTGAACAACTCTGCGGGTAAGGAGCGGTGTTGCACACGAAAACCTTGAGATAACATTCCTTATAGGAGGAGGGCGTATAGTGAACACAAAGAAGTTCGATATTCATTGGACAGCGACCCAGGCCGAAATCCGGCATTGGATGCAGAAAGAATCCGAGCGGATGGGGGACTGGCTTGACACATTTGTGATTTCGTGGACACACATCGGCGATGAAGAAATCTATCGGCTTGAGCTATCTTCCGAAGCAAGCATGAAATTGGTCAGACGTGCGCAAGCAGAAGGGCGGCTGCGCGATTGCCGGTTTGGCACGATTCTGTGCCTTGCGTATGCCAGAGACAACACGGGAGAGTGCCTGCCAACCATTAAGGCAGAGGGAGACACCCTGTATTATGCACTACGGAAAGATTTCCATATAAAGAGAAATTTGGGCCATACATAAAGAGCGACCATGCGTTTTCGCATAGCCGCTTTTTTTATTTTCAAGTTCACAGAAAAACAGAAAAATGCCCGCAAATAAATACGCAATAAATTGACAATTTAGCAGTAATGTGGTATAATGAGAACCAAAGAACCAGGGTGCTTGTATTCTCAAGAATACAGGCAGAAAGGAGAATTTCGATGATAGGAAAGCAGGCAACCATCTATACAGACGGCTCTTGCATCGGCAATCCCGGACCTGGCGGCTGGGCGGCTGTCATCCTTTGCGATGGGAAGCAGATAGAGTTGTCCGGAGGCGCGAGCGACACGACGAACAACCGCATGGAGCTGATGGGGCTGATTCAAGGATTAAAGGCGCTGGACAAGGACACGACCGGCGTAAAGATATACAGCGACTCCCAGTATGTTGTACGGGCCTTTAACGACGGCTGGCTGAAAAGCTGGAAGCGGAACGGCTGGAAGCGAAAGGAAGGCCCGGTAAAAAACCTGGACCTCTGGAAGGAGCTTGATAAGCTGACAGCACAACGAAAATGCACCTTCATCTGGGTGAAAGGGCACAACGGCAATCAGTATAACGAGCTGTGCGACCAAATGGCCTGTGCGGAGAGTGCAAAATATGCGGACGGCTGCGGCGAGGAAGAGGAAAAACCTGATGACTTCTTCTTCAATGCGGATGACATCCTCGTAGCACTCGACGAGGTGCTGAAAGAGGCTCAGAAACGGGAATATGGTGTTGAGATGCCATGCGGCGGGATGGAGCTTTGTGACTACTGTAAGAGCGATGATAGAGAATGCCTCTGTGCGAAGGCGTTCGTCCGCAGAAGGGAATTTTTGAGCAATGGAATGGATTCGGAATAAAACGGCTTATCATTCGGTTGAGGAAGCAATCCTCGGTATGTCGGGCCAAAGCGCAGAAGAACTGCTATCGCCGAGTGAAGTACCCGCAGAGCAAGTCTGCGGCATTAAGCAGGCGGGGGAGACCATTGAGGAATGTATCCGCAAGAATATGCCCGTCGTGATTGTCGGTGACTATGATGCGGATGGCATCACCTCGACCACGATTCTGACGCGGCTCCTGCATAGCATGGGCGTCAAGGTGCGGCCCATCATTCCCCGCAGATTCACAGACGGATACGGCGTATCCAATTCGATTTTGGAGGGCGTCGAAAAAAGCCTTATCATCACGGTAGACAACGGCATCGCGGCCGGAGACGTTCTGGACAAGGCCGCCACGGAGCACGGTAACACGGTCGTAGTGCTGGACCACCATCTCGCAGATGGCCGTGAACCGAAACACGCCGCTGTGACTTGTGACCCACACATGGACGGAGACTCCAGCCCGTACAAGGAATATTGCGGTGCGGGCCTCGCGTTCAAGTTGGCGCAGTATATGCTCCACGCTGCGGACATCAGTGCCATGCCGGATGATTTACTGGTACTTGCGTGTATCGGAACGATTGCGGACTCCATGCCGCTGACGGGTGATAACCGAGCTATTGTTATGAATGGCCTGCGGCGAGTCAACAGCGGGGAAGCGCATCTGCCTGCCGGCATCAATCAGTTGCTCTGGACAGCCTCCTCCGGCGCTCCGATGAATGAAGAGACCATCGCATACACTGTCGCGCCGCTTATCAACGCGCCTGGGCGTATGTATAATGCCGGAGGAACGTCCGTGCTGAAGGCCCTACTGTGTACGGATAATAACAACGCACAGACCTATCTTGGAAAGATGGTTGCCATTAACAACGACCGGAAAGCGACTGTTGAGGAGTGGATGGGCAAAATCCGCACCGCGATTGACACGCAGGAGAAGCTGTCCGCGCCGCTCGTTGCATTCGCAAAGAAAATGCCGGAGGGCATCGTTGGTCTGGTTGCTGGCAAGCTGGCAAATCAGTATCATGTTCCAACCATTGTTCTGGTCGAAACGGAAGATGGCATTGCAAAAGGGTCGGGGCGGTCCTACGGAGACTTTGACATGAAGGCTATGCTGGATACCCTTTCTGACCTGCTTATCACATACGGCGGCCATGTGGGCGCTGCGGGCTTATCTTTGATGCCCGATAAGGTTTCCGAGTTCAGGAAACGTGCAAGGGATTACTGCACCGGTATTGAACAAGCGGGCGAGTATATCCGCTATGACATTGTGCTCCAGCCCCAGGATTTTGGAGCGGCAGTTCAGACGCTCAAGAAGTACCAACCGTTCGGACAGGGTGTCCCCAAACCCGTGTGTATGGTGAGGGGATTTCAGGCGTTTGGTATGCTGGAGATGGGCACGAATAAAACGCACATCAAGTTGTCCGGAAGGAATGGAAACGTGGTGGCATTCAACATGGCGGAAGCGTTCCGCAGCATGGGGAGTCCGGAGGTCATCGACGCGGTTGGCAGTCTCGGAGAGAATACCTTCCGTGGGGAAACGACCGTACAGTTTCTGGCAGATGATATCCGGGCGCATATTTGATTTTTTTGAAAGGAGGGGCAAAGCGTGAAATTGTCGGCTATCGGTGTCACCCCGCAGAAGGAAAAGCAGTTCAACGGAAAAGGTATTTTCTCTGTTGAGGATATGGTACGCTACCTTCCGCGAAAATACAATGATTTCAGCAGAGAGACTGGCATCTTGCCAGATGACCAAATCTCTTGTCTTATCGTAACGGTCAATAAAGTCTGTACCTACAACAACGGAAAGCCGTTGATGATTGCGTTTTGCGAAACGGAAAACGGAAAGCGTATCTTCGTCAAATGGTTCCATCAAAACTATCTTGCGGCAAAGTACGAGGAGTTCGTCGGACATAAGGTCTATTTGTGCGCAAAACTCGAATATAGTGCAGAATATGACAATTACTCGGCCACCTCGCCAGAAATGTTTGAGCCTCGTATCAGCATCGGAAAGCGTATTATCCCGGTTTACAGCAAAATTTCCGGCATGAGCATGGACTACTTGTCTGCAAAAATGGAAGCAGCAGTCAGTATGCCGGAGGCGCTGGGAGAGACGCTGCCTCCGGATATGGTTGCAAATGAAAAGATGCTGCCCATGCGGGAGGCATTATACTCCGTACATTTCCCGCAGAGCATGACGCAGATAGAGAAGGCTCACGACCGACTTTTGATGGACGACATGGTGTACTTCGCCATGAGCAATGAGTATGCGGCAAGAAGCTCCAGTATTGGCAGCACCTTCAATATTAAAACGCTTGGCACCATAAAGGAAATCACGGAAAACCTGCCATATCAGCTCACGAAGGACCAGAAGGATACCGTGAATTCCATGATTCAGAAGGTGCGGGAAGGGAAGCGCCTGAATGCGCTGGTTCAGGGGGATGTCGGCTGCGGCAAAACCATCGTTGCCATCTTGATGATGGCCGCACTTGCGGAGAACGGATATCAGGCCGTCCTGATGGCTCCCACGCAAGTCCTCGCAAAACAGCACTATGCCGACCTATGCGCAATTCTGGAGCCGGTAGGCTTCCACATCGCGTATCTCAGCTCCAACATGAAAGCAAAGGAGAAGAAGGCTGTTCTGGCATCCATCGCAACCGGCGCGGCGAACATCATCGTCGGTACACATTCCGTTATTGGAAAGAGCGTGGAATATAAGAACCTTGGTATCACAGTAACGGACGAGGAACACAAATTTGGCGTCGCACAGCGGGCGGCTCTGGTCGAAAAGGCGGCGGCGGGCGTTCACAGCATCACCATGAGTGCAACCCCCATCCCCCGAACGCTGGCGCAGGTCATTTATGGCTCCGCAATCGACCTCTACACCATCCAGACGATGCCGGCAGGGAGGAAGCCGGTTGTTACCGGTATCGCCACGGACGAAGAACGAATCATGCGATTTGTTCTGAGTCAGAAAAGAAAAGGCCACCAATGCTATGTGGTTTCGCCGATGATTGACCCCAGTGAAGATATGGCCGGAGTTCTTTCCGTGGAAGAAGTTAGCAGGGAATACGAGAAATGGCTGAAGCCATACGGTGTCCGCATTGCCACGCTGACTGGCAGAGATAGCAAGGAAACAACAGAGGAAACGATTCAGGAATTCAAGGATGGAGCGATTGATGTTCTTATTGCAACAACAGTCATTGAGGTCGGCGTCAATGTTCCGAATGCTACCGCAATGATTATTACCAACGCCGAGCGGTTCGGCCTTTCCTCCTTACATCAGCTTCGTGGACGTGTTGGCCGAAGCAGCCTGCAATCCTATTGTGTGCTGCAAAGCAATGACCAGTCGGAAAAAGCGATGCAACGGCTTGGCGCAATGGTTCGAACCACCAACGGCTTTGAAATCGCGGAGGAAGACCTGAAAATCCGTGGAGCGGGAGACTTTCTTGGAACCAGGCAAAGCGGCGAAAACAAATACATGGCATTGATGCTGGCATATCCGGATAAGTACAAGTACGCACAGTCACTTGCGAATAGGATTCTGGATGACCGGAAAAAGTGCCCTATCCTCACGAAAGTGCTGGTCGAACAGGAGGACGAAAGTGGTGAATGATGTGTGAGGCAGGATATGGAATATAGTTATAAGTTCCGTTTGTATCCAACCCCGAAACAGGAAAGTCTGATACGCCGCACATTCGGTTGTTGCCGCTTTGTTTTCAACCATTTCCTTGCCGAGAGAATGGAGCAGTACAAGGGGACAGGAAAATCCCAAACACGCTTTCAGCAGGACAAAAGTCTAACTGCGCTGAAAAAGGAATTGGACTGGCTGCGTGAAGTGGACGCAACTGCTCTCCAGGCAACGCTGCAATCGTTGGATAGCGCCTATCAGAACTTCTTCCGTCGGGTCAAGAATGGGGAAAAACCCGGCTATCCCCGCTTCAAGAGCAAGCATAACTGCCGGCAAAGTTATAAAAGCAAATGCGTAGGGGCGAATATCAAGGTTCTGGACAAGGCAGTACAGTTGCCAAAACTGGGCCTTGTGAAATGCCGCATCAGCAAAGAGGTCAAAGGGCGCATCCTGTCTGCTACGGTGTCCAGAAATCCTTCCGGGAAGTATTTTGTCGCCCTGTGCTGCACCGATGTAGAGATAGAACCGCTGCCTTCTACTGGGACGATAGTCGGTCTGGACATGGGATTGAAGTCTTTTGTCATCTCCTCCGATGGAGAGCAATATCCGAACCACAAGTACATTGCCAAGTCTGCCAGAAAACTTGCACGCCTCCAACGGCAACTCTCCCGAAAACAAAAGGGGAGCAAGCGCCGGGAGAAAGCGCGAGTCAAGGTGACCAGACTCCATGAGAAGGTAGCTAACCAGAGGAACGACTCCCTGCACCAACTGTCTACCGAGCTTATCCAGAGATACGACTTGATTGCGATTGAGGACCTGTCCCCCAAGAACATGGTAAAAAACCACAAGTTGGCCCGGTCTATTGCAGACGCAAGTTGGGGCGAATTCCGCAGGCAGTTGCAGTACAAGACAGCATGGTACGGGAAACAGGTGGTCACTGTTGATAGGTTCTTCCCATCTTCCCAACTGTGCTCCGCTTGTGGCGCTCGCTGGGATGGCACAAAAGACTTGGGTGTCCGGGGATGGACTTGCCCCTCTTGCGGCACCGCCCACGATAGGGATGTAAATGCCGCAAAGAACATCCTGAAAGAAGGTCTGCGCCTCTTGGCGTAGACCACGCATACGGTAGGGCGGGACACGCCCGAACCTATACGCTTGGGGAGACCGTGTAAGTCCTCGCATGGCGCAGGCTGTGGTCATCGAACCGAGAATCCCCCGGCTTTAGCCGTGGGGAGTGTCAAGGCTTCACCAGCCCGAAACTACTGCTCATGTACTGCGATGGCATTTACTTCGAGCTGGAGCAGAAAATGTGATGCGGAACAAGGGCAAAAAAGATGCTCCCGGTTGTCCGGGAGCATCTTTGAGGTCAATGGCTCGAAAGTCCTGCAAAGAGACCACCAAGCCAGCGGAGTACCTGCATGAGCATCGCAATAAGGTCAGCATAGAGACCGGGAGCGAAGAAATAGAGAATAAACAGTACGCCAAGGATGCTCACGATGGTGGAGAGCGTATCCTTTAAGAACTTGACGGCGCAGGACAGCGCCATCATCCCAATAAACAGAGCTACCAGCTGGTCTGTACTCAGGCTTGATAAAAAAGTTTTGGCAGCATCAAATAATTCCGTCATGGGAAAACCTCCTTTGCCATTTTCCCAAGTATAGCGTACAAATTTCAAAACGCCAAATTTTCATTTTCCTGAAAGGAGATGGGATACTCCAACAAGTATCCCTACGAAATCATGAGTAGCAAAAAGCATAAAAAGGGCAGCCTTGTGAAGAAAATTGCGTCCTTCCTCGCAGTCTTCTTTATTCTGATGTCCGTAGGCTACGGCGTCGGGATTGTCCCGGAGTCATGGATAGACGCTATCGAGTACATCGCAAGTCCACTGGATGGCCCTCAAGGGCTATGGAAGGGCGATAAGAGCACCGGCGATACGCAGACGCCAAGTCAGGACAACGCGGCGGTACAGGGTACACGGACGCAGGTCTCCGGCACACTCAATGTGGAATTCATAGATGTTGGACAGGCGGATGCAATACTCATTTACAACGATGAAAACGCCATGCTCATAGACGCCGGCAACAATCCGGATGGAAAGCCACTGACCAATTACATTGAGAGCCTTGGCATCGACCATCTGGACTATGTGATTGGCACCCACAACCACGAGGACCACATTGGAGGTATGGATGACGTTATTACCGCGTACAGCTCCGAAGTCGATTACATTATGCTCTCCGAAGAGGAGGGAACGACCGCAACCTACCGCTCTGTAGTGGAGGCCGCAGACAGCAGCTCCGCCGAGCAGCTGACACCGAAGGCGGGGGAGACATATACGCTGGGAGATGCCACATGGCAGATTCTATCTTGTGATACGGATATGCCTGACCTGAACGAGTCCTCCATCGTTATTAAGCTCACCTATGGCAACACATCATTCCTCTTCACCGGCGATGCGACGATGAACACGGAGCAGGGCCTCGAAATGAGTGGCTACGACCTCAAGAGCGACGTCCTGAAGGTAGGCCATCACGGCTCCGCAGGTTCCACGGCAGATTCCTTCCTCGATGCCGTGGCACCAGAAATCGCAGTCATTAGCGTGGATTCCGAAAGCGATATGGGCGAAATGTACCATCATCCGGCAACCTCAACCTTGCAGCGTCTCAGCCAGCACGGCATCAAGGTCTACCGCACGGACGAACTTGGAACCATTCGCATTACCAGCGACGGCGAAAAGCTCGCTGTTTCGGCATTTGCAACAAGTACGGATGGAACCTGAGAACCCACATTCTTTTACTCTTGAGTTCTTATTGACAATCAAGCTGTTGTGTGGTATAATAACGTCATAAAGGAAGCCAAGCGAAGTTCGCTGAAACTAATATATGAGAGGAGAAAAACCGATGAAGGTTATCTGCATTGCAAATCAGAAGGGCGGCGTCGCAAAGACAGCGACCACCGCAATCATGGCTTCCGCGCTGACAAAGCGCGGGAACAAAGTTCTTGCGGTCGATATGGACCCGCAGGGCAATCTCAGCAAGCAGGTCGGTGCGGAGGATAACGGCAGGGGCGTCTATAGCGTCCTCAGAGGGGACATCGCCATTCAGGATGCTATCCAGCACTTCGACCGCTTTGATATCTTACCCACCAATATTCTGCTGGCCGGTCTGGAAGGGGAGCTGGTATCTGAGATTGGTCGTAGCTTCCGCCTGAAAAACGCACTCAAGGACAGCGCTGTGCGGGACGTTTATGACTATGTACTCATTGACACGCCGCCTTCCCTCGGCATCCTGACAACCAACGCGATTGTGGCCGCCGACTACATTCTAATTCCCACGGATGCGGATTCCGACGCCATCAGCGGTATCGCCCAGCTCGGCAACACGATTCAGCAGGCAAGGCAGTATTGCAACGTGGACCCGAAAATCCTCGGCATCCTGTTCACCAAGTTCGACCCGCGCCAGAATAACAGCAAGGACATGATGAAAGTTGCGATGCAGGCAGCAAATGCGCTGGACACTAAGGTGTTCAACACCTTCATTCGCTCGGCAGTTATCGTAAAAGAGACCAAGAGCCGTGAACTGGACTTGCTGACGGCTGCACCGGACAGCACGGTTGCTATGGATTATATGGCACTGGCAGACGAAATCGCAAAGGAGGGCATCTGAAATGGCGAAGAAGCTCGGAAGTCTCGATACGAACAAAATGTACGCGAGCCTGTTCGGCGGGCCGCAGGAAGCAACGGAGGAGCAGAAACCGGAAAAGGAGTCTGAGAAAAGACTGGAGGCTGAAACACAGGAAGAGCCGAAGGCAAGTACGAAGTTGCCCAGTGTCGCACAGAAGCCGTCCAAAATCCCTCCTTCTATGGAAGCGATTGGCTTGGAAGAAAAGCCGCGTCGCAAGCTGACCCGTGCTATTTCTCAGCCATACCGCTACGACTCCAAAAAGCCGGATGAACTGGTAAAACGCTCGTACTTCATGAGTGGAGACCTGATTCTCGCGCTGGAGGAGCGCGGTATCCGTGAGAAACGCAAGGGCGGCTCCGGCGAACTGTCTGCAATAGTCCGCGAGGCTTTGAGAGAATACCTCGCCGACGAGTTGAAGGACACCGCAGGTTTTTGGGAAATCTGAAGTACGCAAGCAACGCTACCGACTGCAATACGCGGTCGGTGGCGTTGTTTAGCTTTAAGGTTCTTAGGTTCCTGCGACGGGAAATTTCACGCTTTGCATATCTTCTGGTATGCTCAGACCATACAAAGGAAGTATCACAAACATAAAGAATGTTCAGTCAGCGTCCGTTAGGGATGCTGACTTTTATATATAAAAAAACAGTCAAAAAACTGAAAGGAGAATACTTGAAATGGCAAAATTCATGATAACCAGCATCGACTGGGAGACGGATGGGGAGGAAGTTTCTCTTCCTACCGAGGAACTCGTTGACGGTGCCGACGATGGGGATGCGGCGGTTGACGCCCTGTCCGACAAGTACGGATGGCTCATCAAGAACTGCTCTGTGGAGGAGTTCAAAGACCGCGAGTTGATTGCTCAGCTCATTTGCGGCCGTGGCCAGTGTTACTGTGCCTACGATTGTGGGCATAGCAATAAGCCGTCCAAGGACAAGCTCGGCCCCTTTATTGGGACAGAAACGGTTTGCCCGCTGGCAAAGTTCCATGTAACGCCTGATACGCGCCCCTGGTATGAGCTGCTTGGAGAGCCATCTCTGACGCAGCAGGATTGCTGGAATTTCTGCGCTCAGTGCGACCATGCCTCCGTCTCTGAGGACGGCACAGTGACTTTGAAGGACTTTGAGACCGCGTGTCTGGATTGCCCTGTCAAAGCTGTTCTGGACAACATTCAGGAATGCGAAGCGGAATTCTGAATTTTTGTAAAAGGAGAAAAAGCAATGTACACGATTTCGTGGGAAACCCCTGATGCGGAAGACATCTTCATGGCGTTGTAAGCCCTGCAAAAGGCTAAATACAGATAAGAAGAGAGTTGCTTGCGGGATAACCCAAGCAACTCTCTCCACCCACCTATTTTCGCAAATACCAAAAAAATCAACGAAAAGGAGACATTGAAAGAATGAGCACTTATCAGGAAAAAAAGAAAAAGGCGCGTGAGAAAGCTATCGAGTGGCAGGAACGGTTTGCAGAGCAATCCATAAGCTACGAGGAGCTTGCCATCGCGCAGTCCGTCTTTGAACAACTCGGTCGGCGCTATGGTCTGCTGACAGAGTTCAGAGAGAACGGAATCTGCTGAAAGGAGTTCGAAACATGACGAGAGAAGTTTTACCGAAAGGTCCGCTCAACATTGTACCCTTGAGCTGGAAGCAGAACAATCATGTCCAGTATGCCTACGAAAAGAATTTCGCGGCTCGGATTTGGCGTTTTCGAAACCTGCCTGGGTATGCTTTCATGCACAGATGGGCACAGAAGCAGATAGATTTGCATTGCGGCGACAGCCTGGATGGTATCTCCGCAAGGGTCTATATGGATACTGTGTTGGAGCAGGAGGGCGCAGAGCTTCAGACGTGGGCAAAGAAGTACATCGCACAGTCCCTTTGGACGGACTACGCCAAGACGCCAAGAGACGCGACGGGCCGCATCCGCGAAGAGTGGACGGTCTGGTGCGGCACACAGGAAAGGCCTACGGCGATTCCGTTCAAAGCGGGGACGAGCAAGGAGGAAATCAGAAGCTGGTTTAAGGAAACGTTCGGTCTGATACCGGCGTAAGACACTAAATCCGAAAAGGGGAAAAACCAATGAGAACAAAGGACAGCATTATCGAGGAAATCATCCAATTCTTCAAGGATAACAAGTCTGTCTTCACCACAGCCATTGAAGAGTTGGACGACTGTAACGAGAACGGGTATTTGGGCGATACTCGCTGCCGTTCTATGGTCGAGCTGAACGACCTGTTCGCCGGAAAAGAGCCGGTTGATATTCTGCGCTGCGGGTTCGACGGCTATGACGCAGACACCTGGAGTCTGGACAGCGGTGGAAACAAGAAATATGGAGCCTTCAATCCACATAGCAACTATTTCTATTTCGACCGCTGCTATGGCAGCTTGGTAAGTTGCGATAGTCCTGACTATTTCAACCAGCTCGACGAGAGCGCCGTTGAAAGTCTCTGTGAAAACCGGAGACATATTCCCACTATCAGGAAAAATGCCGATTTGGAACAGCTTTTCAATGAATTGGAAGCATTTGATTAAATTACTAAGAGGAGAAGAAATGATGAATACCAGAATTCATTACCTGTACCGCGATGCGGACAACTACAAGGTCCAGAACGAATGCGTCATCCTCGGTGAGATGACCGAGGAGCAGGAGCAGCGCATCATCGCCTGCTTGGACGAAAAGGAGTATTTCGTGCCGTCCCGTGTAGGGATGCCGGAGCGAAAATTCGATACGGAAACGGACTCGGACCATCCGTGGTTCGAGTGGGAGCGCATCGAGGAGACCGGGCAGAAGCCTACACTCGAAATCACCGCCGAAGAGCTGGTCAAGCGCTTCGAAGAGGCGAGTAAGGGCTGGGAGTCTGTGAGAACCGCTCCGGAGAGCGGTAAACTCCCGTATTGCGTGACCGTTCAGGAAACGCTCTCCCGCACCGTTATCGTCTGGGCCGCCGAGCGCATCGACGCCGAAGTGACCGCGAAGGAGCTGTGCAACGCCGGCGACATCGAACTTGGCAATAAGGACTTCGTTGACCGTGAATGCACCTGCGACGGTGTGGCGGAGGTTGGAGATTTCGATACCTTTGAGGAATACGGCGGCACTCAGCAGCCGGATGCGGAAACTCCTGCTCAGGAAGATGCCGCTCAGCCCACAGAAACGCTTGATTCTCTCAACGGTCCGTGGCGCAATGATGCCTGCTTGGGCTATGCCGCTGTCGCTATGGAACGTGCAGACCTGGATACAGAAACGATTCGTAAGGTCATGCACACTCTGGAATCCTGCTTCGACATCATCTCGGTGAGAGAAGCCAGCGACTATTACGCCAAGAAGGCAACTGTGTGCGGCTGGTGACATCTATGCAAAAATGCAGAGACTGTGAGTTTGCCAAGGCCTATGACTTTCCGAGGAAAGGAAATAGTGGGAGTTGGCGCTCTGGACTTTTTGGCCAGAAGGGCTATGTTTGCCATCACAAGGACGGCGAGACTAAGCTGCCAATCATTTTCTACGGTGAAACGGCTCCAAGGAAATGTCCACTACGGAAGTCAAAAAAGTGAACAGAATGCGGGGCCGGATTTCTGGCCCCGCCGAGAAAGGAGAACAATATGAGCGATTATGAGAAATTTCGACTGCAATGGATGCTCGACCACGGGCATTCCCTGCGTGAACTGATGGAGGAACTGCAAAGCCTTCAGTACGATGACCCGGAGGACAGCGACCGCATCTCCACCCCCATTCAGGAATTGTTCCAGGAATGGGAGCAGGACAGAGGGTTCGGCTCCGAGATTTGGCCCTGTGAGGCCGAATGGGCCGAGTGCGAAGGCAAAGATAGCGCCGACTGAAAGGAGAAAAATCATGTATCACGAAATTAAAGGCATCATTTACCGCGTCAATTTCCAGTATGGCAGCTGCTTCGTGGAATGCGACGAAGAGAACGCTCAGGAGGAACTGTATCGCTTCTGCGCGAAGAAAGCGGCGTCCGGCAAGGTCATTTCCTCCGTGAACCGCATCTTTGAGGACAGCAGCAGTACGCCCCGTGTATCGGTGCTCTCTCAGCCTGAATACAAGCAGGCGTACCGTGAGGAGCTTGCCCGAAAGGAACGAGGAGACCTGGAAGCGGGTGACAGAGTATACACCCCTCGCTTCTGTAACGTCACACTGGAGGCAGTATACGGCACAGAGAAGGAGCTTCGTGCCGCAGGGTACACCGAACCTACGCATTACCAGAATGACCGCTATGTAATTCGCGGCAAGTCCACCGGCTTCAACCGGCTGGTATTCGCTGCGGCGGTCAGATACGCTTAACAAAAAGCGCAGAGGGGAATTTCCTCTCTGCGCTTTTTCCTTTTTCAACGATTGTGGGTTCTCAGGTTCCTGAAGGGGGGAATGAGGTGTCTCCCGTTTCTGTCGGTATACTGAGAGCATACAAAGGAAGTATCGCAAACACAAGGAAAGTTCAGTCAGCGGTTTCAGGCCGCTGGCTTTTATATATCCCACCAGAAAACATGAAAAGGAGAAATGAAAAATGAGTTATTCCATTATCTACGGGAGGCAGTTTGTAAAAACGACAAAAGGCATCATCCCAATGATTTTGAGCGGTTCAAACAACTGCACAGAATTTATTCAGGGAAGAGAAGTCCTCGAACGGAACTGGTATCCCATGACGCTGAGCAACAAAGATAAGCGCATTGCCATCCCTGCGGAAGAGCTGCTGGAACGGGCGAGAGCTATCTCGACCGGTGACGGCGCGGATTACGAATTTGCGAAGCAGGGCGGAAAGTGGCTGTATTGCAAGGATGTGCTCAAGTGGGTTGAGAGCGGCATCAGAAATGCCATGAACATCGAGCGCATCAACTTTTTCCGCCCCAATACGCCTTTGCACGGCAGAATCGTTGTATGGCGTGGGGACAAGCGCGAAACAGTCCACGACTGCTACTGTAAGACAACACAGGAACTTGAGGCGTTTGCCGAGGAAATGGAAAGCGCGTGGAAGGTAAATGGAAGCGACAAAACGGTAACGGAATTCTACCCGTATCTGTCCTTTATGGGCCGTGAACCGCTTTCCATCGAAAAGATGGCATCCCTGAGTGATGACGAACCGGTTGTCGTGAAAGTGGCTCCTTATGGCTACTACACAAAGACGGAGCACAGCTGCCGGAATTACGAACGCAATAGAGCTGCTGCAAAGGTGTTTAAGAACATCGACGACGCCATTGCTGAACTCGGCAGTATCACGTTCCACGCAAGTAAGGTCACATTTGAACGGGCTGGCGCTGACAGTGCTAAAAGTTCCAAGCCTGCGGAGAAGTTGTTTGCTCTGCGTATCACGGAAGGGGACAGGGCTGGAGCCTATATCGTGAAGCTCACGAGAAGCCGCATCTGGACTTCCACTTCTTCTGAGAAGGCCAAAATGTTTCCAAGTGAAAAAGCGGTACTGAAATGGGCAGAAGACCACCATCTCACAAAGCGATTCGGCAACGCTATTCGCGCCATCGAGTCGGTGAAGCTGGAGGTGAAGTCCAATGGATGTTAAGCTGGAGAAAGCTGCAATGAAGGGCTATGAGCTGCCGAAAGGTCTTACACTTGCAGAGCAGGGGTATTACCTGGCACTTCGCACCCTGTACGCGGCATATCAGAAAGGCGTTGTCACGAAGAAGCAGGCTGCCGAAGAAAAAAAGGCTATTCTTGCGGCCTATATGACCGAGCACTCCAAAGAGGAGTTCCTCGACCGTTCAGCTCTTGCCCTGAGTGAGCGCATCTGCAAGGCAGCCGATAATTTCCGCGACAACCAGACGCTGGAGGCGGCAGATGCCTTCTATGCGGCGGTGTTCAATCTGTCTGAAAATTGGCGAAAAGAAATGGAGGAAAAGTAAATGAAAAGATACTGTATTCTCGATGGGGATGAATGTGCCCTCGTAGAAGAAAAACTCGATGAAGCAGGCATTGACTACGATTGGGGTCCTTTAGATAGGTTGATTGTTGAAAACGATGAAGACTGTGATGAAGTGGAAGATATTTTGGATGAGTGCGACATCGCGTATTTCGCTGTCTGATTGTATATGCTTACAACAAAACTGCGGATTGCGCTGAGTCTGGCTCTTCGTCAGCCCCAGCTAATCCCACACAAAATGTCGAATACCCCGAAAAAGGAGGAGAATTGAATCACAACCTTGCGAAAAGGCACCCGAAGGGTGCCTTTTCTTTTTTGGAAAACGCACATTCCATGCGTTTTTCGTGTGTTTTGCGCACTCTCAAAGGAAACAAAAAAGGCTGGAGAACCGGGAAATGGTTCTCCAGCCAGGTCCCGTGGCGCACAACCATTCCGGGACACAATCACTATGTTCAGTATAACAGAGAAGTGAAAAAAGTCAAGAGATTCGCAAATTAGGCATTGGGGAAATTGGGATGCTGGTACGGCGCGGATTCAGGACCGCAGTACAATCCGTAAGCATCGCAAATCCAATACACGCCACCGCCCATATCCACGCGGCACCACTGATGCGTGTACTGGTTCTCATTGACGTGTTCATAGGGAATACCCAACATATTCAGGCACAGACCAGTCGCTCGCGTACAGCCCGCACACGAGGCGACACCGGAAACGAAGAAGCCGTATGGGTCGTTGTAGTGCGGCTCTGAGGTCGTATATGCAACCTTGCCACTATCCACCATGTCACGCAGCGCCGACGCAATGCCCTTCAGCTGCTCGGTACGGTCCTTCTTAGCAAGAGGTTCAATGATTTTTCGCGCCGCGTCATAGGCGGCCTGAAGTTCGGAATCGGTCATACTCTTTTTGAGACTCTTGTAGTTGGCAAGCTGACTGATAGGAACCGGCTCAAAAGGCTGCTGGTGGAGCGTGAAGGATTTCCGCAGAGAGGGGTCCGCCATACGGCTAATGATAGCCGCAGCAGCGCCACGGGTAATAGTGGTCTGCGGGCCAAAGGTTCCCTTGGCGTCATTGCCGGTCAGGATGCCGGCGCGATAGAAGCGGTAAACAGACTGCGCGTATGCGGCGCTCACGGCAACATCGGGAATAGCCCCATCCTCCACATCGTTGATGACCTTCAGAGCCTCCTCCGGCATGGCATAGCTGAAAATCGTCACAAATGTTTCTCTGCGAGCGGGGCTGTTGTAGGCATCGTCCGCCTCCCATACCAGCTTGTGTGCTTTCGCGTAATCCACATAGGGCTGATACCAGACGCTTGCATCGGTGGTGTCGATGGCATTGCCGTAATAGTTGGCGTGGATGCGGCAGGCCATGACAATGGACTGGATAACGGTCAACTCACCGTTCACGCTGAAATAGCTGTCGGATACGCCGTTCATAAGGCCATACTCATAGACGGACTGGACGTTAGATGCGCACCAGAGTGTATCGGGGACATCGGTGAACTGTCCGGGCGTGTACTGATTCACTTTCTGGAGCGTTTTCTCGCTTGCAAAGGCGGGGGCTGACAAGGAAAATGCCAGACACAAGGAAAGTAAAAGCGATGTAATTTTTTTCATAGTATTCTCCTTTTCGAATGCCGAAGGTAGACATTCTTTTTTCAATTCTATAGCCGGCTTAGAAGCAGTCGAGCAAATAGTTCCCTATGACAAATCCACCTATCGGCATAGAGGCGTATTCATCAGGCTGAAAGCCGTTCTTTATGCACCAGTTTGACATTTCTTTCGTCTCCACGGACTGAATGACAATACGAGGAATACCGTTTCTTTTGCAAAAATTTTTGAGCCAGCCAAATATGGCGGTCATGCACCCTGCTCTCTTATGGGAAAAACAAACGCGGGATACAGTTACTTGAAAATCTCCCAACGTTAGCAAACGCAATTCGGTTTCTTCGTTAGGTGAGCGGAGCCAAATTCCAGACGGTTCCATGAAAGCATCTACGCATACATGGTCTTTCTCTTTTATTATGGCAACTAACTCCATGGTATCGCTGTTGCTGAATTTTACAGACCTCATGTTAATTGCACCGTTTGCAGCACGGCGGCCACCGGCATCAGGCGTTTGGACTCCTCAAGATGCAGCATACTTACATTGATAAAGTCGGAACTGAGTGTGCCAAACCGCCAGCGGTCCAGCGCGTCGGCATCCTTGAGCACCATGTACGCCTCCCAAATGTCATTACGGAGGGCAGGGTCAGCGTGTTCATCCAGATATGCTTTTGCCTCCTCGTCTGAACGGCAATGATATGTCATAAGGAATCGCGCCACATCATCTAAACCATAGCTATTCTCGAACAACCCGGCACTTCTGGCTCCGTGGTCAGGGGATTCAAAATCGCTGGTACGTCCTGTGTCATGCCACGCCGCCGCGAACAGAAGGGACTTGCAAATCTCAGCTACATTTTTTCTGCGGCCCAAAGGCGTATCCTTGCCGGTATAGCGGGAAAGCACGCGCACACGGTAGAGGAACATAGCCATAAGCGCCACACGCAGCGCATGGGTATTATCATGGTCACAGCTGTCCGGTAGGTCGCAATACGCTGAGTGGACCTCGGAGAACAGGTCTGCTGCGGTAACACGGCTGATGCCCGTATTCCGATACCCGTCCATCGGCTTTTTAATGTTGGAGGCAAATTCGTCCAGCGTATAGCAATCGCAAACTGTAATATCCTGCACCTTGTCAGGAAACACAATGATTTCCGATTCGTTGCGGTCAGCAAGATACTCCAGAACATCTTCCTTCTTCACGAATCCATTCACAACGCGGGAACGTTCTCCACCAAGGCGGGATGCAAAAAAATAGGCAGTATTGATTTCGGTTGTCCACGAAAAAGCCTTGGTATATGGAGTGCTTTCACTGCCTTCTCCACGATAAACAGGAATCACATCAGGAAATCCCTTCAGCTTCTTCCGTGTGCTTGCTTTCTGCTGGCGGCTCTTACAGCGCATCATCTTTTCTGCAAAATCAGGGGAGTTTGCGAGAACGCCCGCACCGCCATCACAGAAGGAATACTCGTGAATGATAGTTGTATACAGCTTTGAGTTTGGTTCGTCTGCATTCAGAAGGTCGAGGAGCAGCTGCATGACGATTTTACCCGTACCTTCGCTGACAACCGGCTGAAGCAAGCGCCGGTAATCCCGGTCAGCATGACACTGCTCCAACTCCGAAATCATGCTGCACGTCCGCCGCTGAAAATCATCGTCCGTTTTGTCGAACAGAAGGGAGTTCCCAAACAGATGAAGGGGGAAGCAGATGCCGTGTTTAGGGTCGTAGTACATTAAGCCATTCACATTCAGTGTTCCCTGTGCGCAGACGACATTTTCCGGTGGAATCTTCGGGAAGCGTGCCACCCACTGTGCTTTTGTAAAAGCGACCGCATATTGGTCTGCGATGCACCGATTGAGGTCATCTTCTGTCTCAATATTGGACAGTCGCACGATATGTTCCAGACTGTTGCTCTGATTGAGCAATCCTAAAATTCTCTGCATTGATTAAACCTCCGCTCCTCATTGACACTCCCCACGGCTAAAGCCGGGGGATTCCTGGTTCAACGACCACAGCCTGCACGAGCGAGGTCTTACATGGTCTCCCCAGGCGTATTGGTTCGGGCGTGTCCCGCCCTACCATGAGCAGAAAGTATATCAGGCTGCGGACGCCCGCTTGCGAAGCCCTTCTTCAAGGATGTTCTGAGCCGCATTGATATCGCGGTCATGGAATGCGCCGCATTGCGGGCAGGTCCAGAACCGGATGCTGAGGTCTTTGACCTCCTTGTTGCGGCATCCGCAGCAGCCGCAAGTCTGGCTGGATGGGAAGAACCTGTCGATGACGACGAGTTCCTTGCCATACCAGTCAGCCTTGTAGGCAAGCTGCCTGCGGA